TACCACTTAATAAATATATCTGGTGCCCGAAATATAAATTTTGGTGTCATGTTTATCTGACTGTTACAAAGCCGGATAGATATGACGGCTGTAAAAAATGCAAGGAATGGGTAAAGGCCATTCCTGGAAAAAGGAGATCAAAATGAAAAGAAGAAGCTGCCATGGTGGAGAAGGAAAAGGTCTTGGCCCTTTTGACTTCTCATGGAAGGATTCTTCGAAAGAAGATAAATTTGGAATGATCATAATTTGGCTTTTAGCCGGATCGTTTTTGTTAATTTTAATCGCACTATTAATTAGCACGATATAAAGAAAGCGAAAGGAGATGAAGAAAATGACGAATAAGGAATTTGCAAAAGAAAACCATCAATTCAAAAGGGCTTGCGATCAAATCATTATCGGCAAAAAATACGATGAACAACTGAAAGATTTTGTTTCCGCGTCTTTGCCGAACACTCCCCGTCAAGCGTCCAAATTTCGGAACGGTAAAGGGCTGGCCTACAAAACTTGGGCGGGGATGAAAGGAGAAAATTAAAAATGAATAAAACATTTTCATTGCGAACCATTTTGACCGTGACAACAGGGCGCTTATTAACCAAAAGAAAGGGCCCACGAGACAATGGAATCGGGGATCTCCACGAAATTTTAGGTCATATGACCAGCGAAGCACCATTCACACATACGCTCCCAAGATTCGCAGACGAGTGCAAACCATATCTTCTCAAGTGGTTCCCAGAATTGGAGAACGCCAACGATCATATGGGATACCTCGATACTTTGCTCGATCTCGCCGGTGATGAGCAAATCGCAAGAGAAATGGCAGTCGAATCTTATATTGAAAAATGCATTTCCGAATGGGGGATGAAAAACGAATACGAAATAGGCCAAATTGACTCAACTGGCCACATTTCCAAGAACCCATTAACAGAATTAGCGGAAATGATGCAAAAATGAAACTCGCTCGTAAAATAGGGGATCAGATTGAAATTCGGTTTACTTCAAACAATAAAGCCGAATTTCAATCTGAATTAGACAGGATTAAGTTGCTACCAAATCGGCAATGGAACAAAAAAACTAAACGATGGTATGTTCCAAATCATCCTGTCTTGGCTCAAATATTGATAGGATGGGGATATCGAATCCCCCTTCCCAATCATCAAAAACCAATTAATATTAATCTGCCCGATAAACTTTATCCATTCCAAAAAGAAGGAATCAAACAACTTGAGGCATGGAATGGCAGGGGGGTATTAGCTGATGAACCAGGACTCGGTAAAACGTGGCAGTCCCTTGAATGGGTTAATTTAAGGTCAGATAGTTTGCCAGCGGTTATTGTGACGCCAGCTACACTTAAATATAACTGGCTTAATCACATTAATAATTTGTGCAAATATAACGTTTTTATTGCTTCCGGCAAATCCAAAAAGGAATTGATCGATAAAAATCAGAATCCGGTTGGAGTAAACTGGCTGGAAGATTTATTAATTATCAACTATGATATCATCCAAGATTGGCTTGACATTATCCGTGATTTTAATCCAAAAACAGTCATTTTTGATGAAGCCCATTATATCAAAAACCCGAAAGCGCTTCGAACAAAAGCGGCTATCAAAATTGCAAGAAAATGTAAACACGTTATCCCTATTACTGGGACACCTATTGAAAATAGGCCGATGGAGTTTTTTGTATTACTGAATTTGGTTTTGCCTGAATTATTTAGCAACCGAATGCAATTCGGCCTTAACTTCTGTGCAGGTAAACAAGGGCCATGGGGATGGGATTTTACTGGATCAAGCAATGAAATCCTACTTAATAAAATAGTGGTTAATTCTTGCATGATCCGCCGTAAAAAGGTTGATGTTTTACCTGATTTGCCTGAAAAAACTCGGTCTATTATTAATCTTGAACCTGATCCGGAAGCATATAAGGAGTATAGAAAAGCCGAAGAAAACATAATCGGCTGGATTCACAAAAACTTTGGAATGAGAAAAGCAATCAGAGCGGCCAGAGCAGAAGCTTTTACTAAAATTAATTATTTGAAACAGCTTGCCTTTAAATGTAAGGAAAAAGCTGTTTTGAATTGGATTGACGATTTTCTGGAATCTGGTGAAAAATTAGGCGTTTTTTGTGTCAACCATGAAGCGATTGACACTATTTTAAAAAGATACAAAAAAATAGCGGTTAAGATTGATGGGAGAACGCCTAAAAATGACCGGGTTAATATCGCTAAAAGCTTTCAATATGACGATAAAATAAGGCTTTTCATTGGGTCTTTTAAGGCGGCTGGCGTGGGTATAGATTTATTCCCACCTTCAAATTTTGCAGCGATTCAATACGAATGGGATCCAGGAAAAATGTCTCAAGCTTCTGACCGGTTTCACAGAATCGGGCAGAAATCAAACGTTAACGAATGGTGGCTTGTAGCCAATAAAACCATAGAACAGAATTTAATTAAATTACTTGATAAGAAGCAAAAAATAATTGATAACGTTATTGACGGCCATTTAACGGATAAAGTTGATATTTTGGACGAATTAATAAAAGAAATGAAAGGATGAATGATGGAGGGAAATGATATATCTGAAGTTAAATATTCTATCGAATCTATATATTATTTAAAACAGGCAGCTGTCGAGATAGAAAAATATTGCGAAATTATTCCCCCAATCTCCAACAGGCCAAACTTAAGAGAAATAAAAAACGGTCTCGTCACATTTGTTAGAGGGCTCATGTCTCCCTATGACGAATTTTCAGATAAAACAATGCTAACACTATGGGCAATTACCAACGATGGCGAAATACCAGACAATCTAAAAGAAAAATTTGAGAGATATAAAAATTGCTTAACATAAAAGCGTTATACGATGAAACCGGAATCAGAATAGGTAGCGGAAAACACGCCACATCCGGTTGGATAAATACCCGTTGTCCATTCTGTTCCGGCCATGAAGGATACCACCTGGGATGGAATCTGGACGGGGAATACTACAATTGCTGGCGGTGCGGGTTCCATCCTACAATCTCAGCTATATCAAAATTGGCCGGTATCGGTTACAAAGACGCCAAATTATTAATCCAAAAACATACTATCGGAAAATCAAAACGGAAACAAAAAACAGAATTTACTCCCCCAAAAGAACTTGATTTTCCTAAAAACATGACTGATTTAGAGGCAAGGCATAGGCATTATTTACACTCAAGAAATTTTAATGATATTGAAATTGAAACCAAATGGGGGATAAAAGCAACGGGGAAAATATCAGATTTGCCTTGGAGAATCATCATCCCCATCACTTTTAACAACAAAATTGTCTCTTGGCAATCAAGAGATATAACGAATTTAGCGGAATTAAAATACAAATCTTGTGCTAAAAATAAAGAGATAATTCATCACAAAAATATTTTATATGGGGCTGATAATGCAGGCAATAAGACAATCATAGTTGAGGGGGTTTTTGATGCTTGGCGGCTTGGCTATGGAGCTGTAGCCACGTTTGGGAGTAAGGTTATATCTAATCAAATTCTATTGCTTGCAGAGCGTTTTTCTGATGTGTTTTGGCTATTTGATCCTGAGAAAAAGGCACAAGAAAACGCTGAAGAAAATAGCGCAAGGCTGATAAATATAGGGGTTAATAGCTCTGTTATTGAATGGAAATGGAACGCAAATGATCCGGCTGAATTGAGACCGGATGAAGTATTAAAGATAAGGGAGGTTTTGAGATGAATATTGATGAAGCCATAGTATACATAGAAAAAGAATTAAATAATTTTTTAAATTTATTAGGGCCAACAGTAAGAATAAAGATGGAATATAATCCACAAGAGAAAAAAATAGATATATTTTACGTTAACAACAAAACACAAAAAAATATTGACGAAAATGAAATTGGGGGGGGGATAAAAACCATGTTAGAAATCAGGCTTAATAAAATAAAAAATGAGGTTTTGAGGTGAAAAGTTGTGAAAATTGTGTAAATGGGCGGCATAGAATAATGATGGCAAATACAATCAGAATTCAATGTTTTAAGTGGAAAAGCCCGATACCAAGAATATTATGGGAAGATATGGCAAAAAAATGTCCAGGATATGAAACCAAAGAAAAAGAAAATGATTAAAAGGCTCCCTAATTCATGCCCTGATTGTGGGGCCGATATGGTTCTAAAAGAATCAAAATATGGCCTATTCTATAGCTGTGTTGAATTCCCATTTTGCAAGGCGACTCACGGAGCACATGCTAACGGAGAACCACTTGGAACGCCAGCAAACAAAGAAACAAAGGAGTGGAGAATAAAGGCCCATAAACTTTTTGATCAATTGTGGAAAGGTAAAAATCCCTATTTCAAAGGCAGATGGAGAAGAAGCCAATCTTATCGATTTTTAAGGGAATGCATGGGCATGACGGCAGACCAGGCCCATATTGGTAATTTTAATATTGAAACGTGTAAAATGCTAATTTATCAACTCAATATGTTATTTTATGGAGAGGAAAAATGAAATTAACAGATAGGCTTTATTGGTTCGGAAGAAACTTGGCGGCATGGCTTTTAATGTTGCCTTGCTTGCCATTTTTGATGATTTGTGGTGTGATTTGGTCAACAAAAATACTATTCAAAACGGACGGGGCAGAAACAATTAGTTTCCCTTGGGAATGGATATGATGGAGATAATGGGGCCGCCAGATAACGAAACAAAAGAGGAAGCAAGGAAAAGGATATGGGGAATACACAAAACAATGATGGATATAATAGGGCTTGAATGTGAAGCCGCCCCTCCTTATACCGAAGAAGAAATTAAATATCTAACAGATTCAAACGGCAAAAAACATCCATATTATTTGGATAAAGAATTAGGGATAATACCAATTCTGGAGAAGAAAAATGAAAGTCTCGGAATTGATTAAGATTTTGGAAGGAATTAAAGAAATAAATGGCGACATTCAAATATCTGGCGGAGGAGATAAAGACAAATTAACAACAGAAGAAATTTACATATCGGAATATTCAGACAAAGAAAATGTGGCCTGGATCGGCATAAATTTTCATGATTTCTTCCAAAATTTATATCTTGACACCAATTCACAGGCATGATACGATACCCCGTTTTATTGTGTTTAATGGGTTGCCAGTTTGGCCGCTGGCATGGGAATTTCCCCTTCCCCGCATGGGCTAATAGCCGTCCTAATCATGCGGGGAAGCCAACAAAACCAAATTAGGAGGTTAAAAGAATTCATGCCTGATGATTTTCAAAAAAATTTAAAAAAAGCAAGAATTTTACGAGAATGGAGCCAATCCGATTTAGCAAAACAAATTGGAATCCCCCCATCATCAATTTCCCATTTCGAAAATGGGACAAGATCACCATCCATAAAAAACCTTATTAAACTGGCCGATGCCCTTGATACCACAACAGATTATTTGTTGGGAAGATCAAATAGCCCGGAATTAACACATACAAGCCCAACATCCAAAGAAATTGAAAAACTTAATGGGTATCATAGGGAAATATTAAAAGATTTCATAAAAGTGTTAATTAATAAAGAAAACGAATTAAATCAGGTTGGTAATTATCATGCCTGATAATTTAAGTTTTTCAAACATTCTAAACGTTCCCCGTAAATGGATAAATATTGAAGCCCCGGATAAAGCGCTTTTAATTTTATCTTTTATCTTTCAATTTAACGATAATGGATGCAATTGGAGCAATGGAGATATAGCATCTTTTTTCAATTGTTCTTTAGCGACAGTTAAAAGACATATCCATTTTTTGGAAGAAAAAAAGCTTATAAAAATCGAAAAAAGGAAATCAAAACATCGAATAATTCATATCGAAAATGGAGTGGATACGGGTTTAGACATAAACCTTTTAGACGAAAATTTGAGGCTCAAAAATGAGCCAGTAGACAGGCTCAAAAATGAGCCAGTAGGGGCTACTACGCGCGCGCGTAAGATCTTAAATAAGAATTTAAGAACATCCCTAACGGGAAGTTGGGCAGGAGAAGATTTTTTGGATGCGGAGCAAAACAAAATATCTAACCCTAATCAAAACACCGAAACACAAAAAAACAAATCTACAAACAAACTCCAAATCGACTTACATCCAGTCGTTCAATATTGGAATAATTTACATACCTCCAAAATTGTGAGACATACAAATACAAATACAAAAACTTACAAACAAATAATCAAACAAATAAAACTCCTCCAGTCCGGAGATTTTGGAATCCGAAATAAAAAACTAAAAGAATTCTCCATAGCCCATCGAATTCCGATTTCCATAACCCGCAAGAAATGGTCAGTCCGAGAAATCGAGGACGTCCTCAGCAAAGTAGTTAATTTTGACAATAGACAATCCCGAATATCCCTACTCCAGGTTTTATACAACCCTACTCACCCAAATGGTTTAATCAGTCTATTTCTACTTCTCGCCCATAATCCCGAAGGTCGTTACGATTCCATTGACGATGTTGATCCCGCGATCACGAACAAACTAAAGCAAATTATTACCGACCAGAAACCAAACGAAAGGGAACTGAAAAATTTATACAGAGTTACAGGCCAAATTATTGATTGGTTTGGCAAATTAAAACAGCATGCCAAACGAGACGATATTCATAACGTCGAAGCAAAATGGTGCAGGTCAATTAGAAACCCATTACAAATTGTGGAAATGTATCAAGAATTTCATGATGAGGAAAGGCAAGGCATGACAATTACCTCAAATGCTTTAGGCCCAAATTCCAAATCGTGGAACACGTTTATCGACTGGTGGATTGATTATAATCTGCCCAATTATGAATTCCGAATTAGGCTGTAGGGGAGATTTTATTATGAAAATATCTGAATTAATTAATGTTTTAAATAAAGAATTAATAGATGAATTAAAAGAGGTTTTAGAAGAATATGGAGATATTAAGTGCGCTTGCCATGAAGATATGACGCCGATAACACAAGGAGATATTTCTCCAATGATCCATGTCTGGGTAGTTAGTGAGCCCAAAAAAGAATTTATATGCCTTTTAGAATGGAAAGGGTTATTTTAAAATGAAAATATCTGATTATATTTATTTTTTCGAAATGATGAAACAGAAACACGGGGATCTAACGTGCTATGATGGTTTTGGGGAAGAAACAAAATCATCAGTGATGGACTATTTTCTTTCTACCGAAAACCCAGGTTTTGATTTAAAATTAGTTATTGAATTTCGGTTTAATGGTCATCAGAAGCCATTGCCTAATTTAAGAACAGTATTTTCTTTTGACCAAGAAAAGGATTAAAAATGTCATTAGCTCAAGTAGTCAGAAAGTATTGTTTGGAGTGTGCCGGCACTTTTACCGAAGTAAGAAAATGTCAAGGAGATAAACCGGCTTTTCCGGATATAGACCCGCCATGTTATTTTTACAAATATCGTTTCGGTCATGGCGCTGGCCGTGTCGGCCTAAAAACAATTAAAAAATTCTGTCAAAACTGTATCAGTTCCAATCAACTTGAAGTTCTTGAAACTTGCCCAAGTAAAAATTGTCCTGTTTGGGAATATCGAACCGGGAAAAGTGGAAGAACAAGAGAGATGACTGATGAACAGAAAAAGGCACTTGTGGCCAGATTGCAGAAGGGCAAAAGTGGGTAGTCTATAGGCATTCTTTTCTTTCAGAATCGATTAAAATCGAAAACGAGTATCGGAGTAAGGGGTAGACAAAATTAATAGTAAAAAACGCGTGTATATGGCGTTTTTAGAAAAAGAGGAAGAAAATGAATTTTGATCAATGGCCAATTTATGAGAAGTCGGATTGGGATCGGCTTTCGGATGAGCAAAGAAATTATATTGTTTATTTATTAAAACAATATCCAAAAAGTGTCAGAGAAAAAATATATGTAAATGTTATTATTGAAAGATTTGATTTGGCGTGGCCCTCAATCAGGGACCACCATGCAATTATTTTAAATGTAGAAGAGTATGGAAAAGAAACATTATTTTTTGTTCCTTTTAATAATTTTATTAAACGAATGGGCATAGAAATCAAATGAAATGAAATGCCAGAGCTAACCTAAAAAAGAGGAAGAAAAATGACAGAAATTATTAGAATAGCATCTTACAAGGGGAATGGGTTTATAAGTGAGGTTATTGAATTTAAAAATAAAGATTTGTTTACGAAAAAAGGGAAATTTAAAGAGCCAATTGCCTATTATTTAAATAAAATGATTGAAAATCCACTGGTTTATAAAATTACAATTAACAAAGATAAATGCCAGAACTAACACTAAAAAAACCTGACTGGGCATTGATCGAACAAAATATCCTGATCGGATGTATTGTCAGTGATGAATTTGTTAAAACCTATGGTAAAATTCACAATCCTAATTTTGTTCGATCATCTGGAATTAATAAAATAATTAACCTTTGTTTGAAATATTATTCGGAATATTCAGAATCCCCAAAGACAAAAATTAAGGCATTATTTGAAAGTTTCCAGGAAAGAGAGGCGAACACTCAAGAAGAAATAGAAGAAATAAATTTAATATTACAGAACATAAACGGTAAATATGAATCAAGTGAAAATGATTTTGATCCTATATTTGAATACAATCGAACCGTAGAATATTTTCGGAAATGTCAAATTAGGGAAGCATCCGAAACAGCACAGGAATTAATAGAAAAAGGCAAGTTCGACGAAGCCGAACAAGCTCTAAAAGGCATCAAACCCATTGGCCAAAATACGTTAATCGAAGAAATCAAAGACACATCCATTCTCTCGACCAAATTTATCAGGGAGAAATTACATAAACCAAGACGATTAGTCCGACCATGGTTAAATCTTAGTAGATTAAACATGATTTATGCTCCATCAGGAATAGGCAAAACATGGCTTTGTCTGGCCTTGGCGGTCGGCCTAACACGTCATGAATGGATGGATTATGAAATAGGCCCATGGCAGATTAAAAGCCCGTCAGGAGTGCTTTATATTGACGGAGAGATGCCTGAATGGGAAATGCAAGAACGCCTTAAATTACTAAGCCATGGGTTAAGGGAGGATCTAAAAAATCCGCTTTATATTTTAAGTTCTAACCGAATAGCCAGAGAATTAAGAAAGCAATTGAACCTTACAAACCAGGAATGGAGGGATTCAATTTATCAATATATTGCGGGTAATCCGAAAATTAAAACAGTTATTTTTGATAATCTTTCGGCATTAACGCCTGGTAGGGACGAAAATAACAAAAATGATTGGGATATGATTAACCAATGGCTGATTACCCTAAGACATTTAGGGTTGGCTGTAATTATTGTTCACCATGCCGGAAAGAATAAAAAGGCTCAGCGGGGAACAAGTAGCCACGAAGATGCCATGGATGTGGTAATCTCCATGACTCGGAGTGGAGGAAGTCAAGAGGATGATATCTGGATCTCATTTATCAAGGCCCGGAATTTAGCCCCTGGATCCGCTGTTGAATCATTCAAAATGCGGCTGGAAACCAAAAAAGATCGGATTCGTTGGGTAGAAACCCATGATGGAAGTGATTAATATTAATGGGAAAACAAAAAAGTTTGAAAAAATTAAAAAAACTTTGCAGATTTTTAATATTTTTGGATATAATAGGGGTGAGAGGGGGCCGCAACGATGCCGCCAGTCAACTCTCTCGGTCGATTGCCCGCGTGGAGATATCATCCCGAAAGATTGGGAAGGGGCAATCGGAAAGTCGGTCGAAGGCCTAACGCCGTAGGGAGACCGCGAGATTGTTTAGGTTGAGATGGTATGGCGTAGAAGCTGTTAACTCGGTGGAGCCAGCGTTGGTGAGACCTAAATTAATCTGGGCTATCTGATTCGTTGGTTTTAGCGAGTTCAAAACGGTCAAGATGGCTGCCCAATAGAAGATAGTATGCCTGGAAACTCGCAAATGCTGGTCGATTAGTCTTGATGGAGTGACGGTTGATCGGCAAACATTTAATGCCTACTCCATCATTTAATTAATGCGGAACGGCACACCGCGATAAAAACCGACCCAAAGCGCGGATAGAGACGGTTTAGCTTTTCCGGTCTAAAAAGCGCCGCGCCCCTGGACCGATTTCAGGGTTAAGAATGACGCTGGTAGTCCAGCATTTTCCCCGAGCGATTTTTCCCTGTTTATTCGCTCACCTGTCCTTAAGTTGATTGTATTAATGTATGTAAGACGAAAAACAGGGTTACATTTTCTTGGTGATATTAGCCGCTCAAGTTCAGTTTCTGCTTGAGCCTGTAAATTAACTAAAAATGTAAATGGTGAAACGCCGGATGGCGAAACGCCGGGAGGAAAGAAAATGTTCGGCCCTTCTCTGAGGTAGGCAGGGATGAAAAAGGCCGGTAATAATTAAATTAAAAAAGTATCTTGATTTTTCTCTGGTTACACAGCCCGCTCAATATATGGGCGGGCTTTCTTTTTGTAAAAAAACTAAAATTAATACAATGGGAGAATGGGATGAATCAGACTCAAATTAACTTTTTCAATCGTAAAATTCAAGTGGCGTTAAAACATGTCACATCGATCATTAAGGATAAAGTTCAGTATGAGGAAATGACAAATGAGGAAAAGGTTTCCCAAATTTTAAATGGGAAAGCTCGATTCAAGATCGAAAAATTTGAAAAAAATGATTGCCCTTGGGGCATGGATCAACTATTCGATTTTTTCGAATTTGATGGCCTTGATGAAATTGAAGGGAGAAATAACCAAAGAAAAATTGAAGTTGAAAATTTCTGTGAGAAAGCAAAAAGAGAAGCCCAAACACTCGAAAACAAATATGTCTTCGAGAAACTTGATGATCCTGTTGAAGCAATAGACAGCTTTATTGAAAAATATGAAAGACTACAAGGAGAAAATAAATAATGCCTGAAAAAATGAGTGGTATTGAAATTTGGAAGATGCTGAAGGATAAACTAAAACGATACAACTTGGCTGCTGCTGAAATCGAATTGTTCATTGAAGATAAAATTGTTGTTAAACCGGCGAGCACAAAAAAACCAGATCTGGTAGACGCAATTGAAAAAGTGTCTGAGTTTATAATTGAATTTGTCAAAAAACATATGCACCGTGAGGATAATTTTTCCGATGAAACCATGGCGGTTTTGAAGGAAATTGTCCCTCCTAATGATATTCCCAATGGCCTTAAAAAAATGTTTGGGTATAGGGCTAATAAGGGAAAAAAAGTTGGATATACAAAAGAAGAGTTAAAGAAACGGGAAGAAAATAACCCTGCTTCCAAAGAGGAAAAATCCGAACCTGCCGAAAAAAAACCGAGGAAAAAAGGGCAAGGTCGGGCAAAAGATCCGAATTCGAAACGTTCTTTTATCGAAAATTTAATCAGAGAGAGCAAACACACATCTGAACAAATTTTTCAAAAAACCATGGCAAAATTCCCCGGCAACGAATCATCTACCAGGGTTGTTATGTCCCAAGTAAAGAAATCTTTAAGCGCTATTGTTGATAAGAAAACCAAAATTTTGATGGCTCCTGTTGAAACCGATGAAGATGGATTCAGAAAGAAAAATAAATAATGACCGAAAAAATGAGCGATATTGGAAGCAAAATTTACGATCCATTGTTATTCATTTTTGGGTCTGTCCCTCCTGTTTGCCCAAAATGCGGCGGACAATTGAAATTTGAAGGATGTCCGTCAATAACGTTTGAGTTTGTCATTGCAAGATACTCATGTAGAAATGGGGATTGTGATTGGGAATTAAAAGAAACTTATGGAAAGGTGGGAATTAAAATATGAAAGAAAATGCAATAAATGGTTTTTGTGGTTTTTATTGTAAATATCCTAATGATATTTCAAAACAAAAGGGATGTAAACATTTTGGATGTGTTGATCAAATATCAGAAAAATGTTGGTATAATGCATGGGGACATTATTGTAATTCAAAAGAAGCCATTAAGGAATGGCATGATAAAAATTGGGAAAACGAGGAGAGAAGAATTTTGGAGTTTTGCACAACATGAATACAAAACAACTACAACAGGCATTAAATAGGCTTAAAGCGGCCTTGAGCAAAGCAAGTCAATTGGCGGCTCAATCAGGTGTGTTCATATTCCATGAAAATAAAATCATTACTCACAATGGTTTTTTGACCATTATGGAAGAAATTGAACACGACATTACAGGTGTAGTTCAAGGTGATGATTTCCTCAAGTTCATCAATAAAATCAAAACAGATGAACTTGAAATGGAGGAAGAAAAAGGGGAATTACGAGTTATTGCCGGTAAAGCTGAAGCTGGTTTCCCTCTTGAAAAAGAAATATTGATTCCCATCGATCATTTTTCAAGGGATTTTAATTGGAAAGAATTGCCTGAAAATTTTCTATCCAATCTCTTTTTCGTTTCATTTTCCTGCGCTCCAAAACGGGACGATGAATACGGCTGTATTCATGTTCGAGAAACAGGGGAAATTGAGGCTACTGACCACTATAGGGTGGCCATGGTTAAAGGGGATAAAACAGGTTTTGAAATGTTAATCCCCTATTCCCAACTGAAACAATTAAAGGCGTTTAAACTAACTGGTATCGATTTCAATGATACCAGAGATTGGGCTTATTTTAATACGGAAGATGGGACAATTATTTCTGTCCGGCTTCTGATTATGAAAGGAAAATACCACGATATTGACAAGGTCGTAGCGTTTGAGGCAAACAATAAGCTTAAATTTAATACAAATTTTTTGGCTATTTTGGACAAGGCTATTATATTCGCTCGTGATGAAACGGACTTGGCAGAAATTTCTGTTAACAAAAAAGAGGTTAAACTATCTATTAATCGTGACGGAACTTGGTTTAGGGAAAAGGATAAAATCCTATTCCGAGGTGATCCGATATCGTTTCTCATCTCCCCAATTCTGATGAAAGATATCCTGTTAAAAACAAGGGATTGCGCCTTGTCTGATGATATCATCAAGTTTAAGGGGGATGATTGGGTTTATGTAATCTCTTTGAAGGGGAAGTGAAATAAGTGAAAATGCCATTTGGATTACATAAAGGGACTCCAATAAATAAACTTTCATCTAATTACTTATATTGGTTTCTCTCAAGAGAAAATACCAGAAATGATTTTCCTGAAATCTATTTCGCTTGCAAGCAAGAAATAAATAAAAGGGACGCCCAAAATAGTCACTGGAAAACAAAACTTAAAATTTATATACCTGACGATACACATTGGGATGTAGATGATTATAATGGAACTGATGCTTATGGGAATGATATAAATTAATCAGTATAATACTGATCCAGGAAAGGATTAAAAAATGACTATCACAGAATTTATCTTATTGGTATTCGGCGTTTTAACATGTATTGGCACTGGCGTTTTGATTGGTAAAGCGATCGAAAGGGGAAAGGAAGTGGATTAAATGATGACCATTTGGAAATATAATGTTTTGTTGCAAGATTATTTTGAACTTTTAGTTTTTCATTTGTATCAAGTTTAAAAAATGAAATATCAAGAATTCCTAAAACAGAAACAAATCTATTTCGAGTCAATCGGATTTGAACCTGATGAGATTAACCCCAAACTATTCCCATTTCAAAAAGCCATTGTTAGATGGGCATTAAGGAAAGGAAGGGCTTGTCTGTTTGAAGGAACCGGATGTGGGAAAACAATTCAACAATTGGAATGGTGCCGCCAAATAAACAAAAAAGAAAATGAACCGGTCTTAATCGTCGCTCCTTTGGCGGTATCGGAACAGACTAAACGGGAGGGAGAAAAGTTCGGATACACTAAACAAAAACTTGGGATTGAATGCAAGGTGATTACATCAGATAAAGATGTGATTAATGGGATCAATATAATCAACTATGAAAAACTTCATAAAATTAATTCAAAAAGGTTTATTGCAGTTTGCCTAGATGAATGTTCTATACTTAAAAACATGGCAGGGGTAATAAGAAATAAAATTATAGAAGCATTTTTCTATACCCTTTATCGCCTTGCTTGTTCTGCTACTCCGTCTCCAAATGACGAGATGGAATTAGGGAATCACGCCGAATATCTTGGAGTGATGACCTATACCGAAATGCTTTCTATGTTTTTCGTTAACGATCCTTCGGATGTGGGCCAATGGAGATTAAAAAAACATGCCAAGGAAAGCGATTTTTGGGAATGGTTATGTTCCTGGGCGGTTATGTTTGCTCACCCAAAGGATATTGGTTTTGAACAAGATGGATATGATTTACCTCCATTAAACTATATTGAACATATTATCCCGGCCACTAATACAGGTGGTGGATTTTTTGTTCAAAAAGCCGAAACATTATCTGAAAGACTAAGAGTCAGAAGAGAAACGATTAAAGTTCGATGCGAGAAAGCGGCTGAAATAGTTAATTCAGACAATGATCAATGGATTATTTGGTGCGGGTTGAATGGAGAAAGTGAATTATTAGCAAAATTAATTAATGATGGGAAAGAGGTTACCGGAAGTCAATCGAATGAAACCAAGGCGAAATATATGCTCAGATTTAGTGAAGGAAAAGTCAAAAGACTTATCAGCAAGGCGGGCATATGTGGGCATGGAATGAACTGGCAAAACTGCAACAAAATAATCTATGTTGGCCTAAATGATTCCTTTGAACAGTTATTTCAATCAACACGAAGGGTATGGCGTTTTGGGCAGAAAAGGCCGGTAGAAGCCCATATCGTGATTGAGGAAAGAGAAGGGAAAGTTCTGGAAAATGTCAAAAGGAAAGATAGAATGGCTCAATCAATGCTGAGAAATATGGTTAAATATACGGTCGATATAACGAGACATAATTTAGGGGAAAAGATTTCTGGAACAAAAAAATATGAAGCCGAAGAAAGGATGGTATTGCCGGGATGGATTTAAAATGTGATACTAAAAAGTTATTAGCAATATTAAGAAATCCGTATGGACAAGGGTATAATAAAGCAAAAGAGGCAAGATTAGCTGCTGCCGATTTGATAGAAGAGCTAATTAAAGATTATCAAAATTTACTTGAATGGGCAGAAGAAAATGGGTTAGATGTTGTTGCAAGGAATAGATAAATGAATCTAATTAATGAAATAGAAAGGATGGTATTACCGGGATGGGCAGGCTAATTGATGAAAACCAATTAATAGATAGGTTGAAAAAATCAAAAAAAGTTCAACTTATCGAACCACCATATCGAAGGGTTTATATTCCTCTTGGTTTAGCTAAAATATCGTCCTTTTTAAAAGATCATGGCAAAGAAGTTTATTTTGACAATTACCCAAGATATCAAGAAGAATTGGATTTAATATGTGTGTCAACTTGTTTTACTAATGATGCCAAAACTGTTTTAAAAACAATTAATGAAATTGAAAGAAGTTTATTTTTGAAAGATGTTGATATCCTGGTTGGCGGTATTTTTGCCTCTTTAATGCCGGAGTATATAATTAAGAATACGAGAAGAGCAAAAGTATTTGTTAATTGTTCTGATATTATTGATTCATATTTGCCAGATTATTCGCTGGATTATAACATAAAAGGCTTTTTCAATAATTGCATAACACTATTTACCACAAGGGGCTGCCCAAATAAATGCGGCTATTGTATGGTATGGAGAATGGAACCTAAATTCCACATTCTTGAAAATTGGGATAAAAATATTATTGAATCAGATAGAGAAGTATGCGTTGTTTCTGATAATAATTTTTTAGTGTCGCCTTCAGAACACGTTAAAAACGTAATCAATCTTTTGAATGAAAGAAAGAAGAAAGTTATTTTTAATAATGGGGTTGATTGTAAATTAATTAATAAAGAAAATGCTAAATTATTAGCATCTTTATCTTATATTAGACATGGATTTAGAACGGCTTTTGATCGGATGTCAGATGATGGTCATTATCAAAAAGCAATGGAATTAATGCAAAAAGTTGGATTTAGAATAAGTGGGAATTCTTATACATATGTTTTATTCAATTTTAACGATACCCCTCAAGAGGCTTATTATAGAGCACAACAAGCATGGAGGTATAAAAACAATCCATATCTAATGAGATATCGGCCATTGAATCAAACTTATAAAAAACTTGATTATGTTGGCAAATATTGGACTAAAAATTTAATAAAGGCTTTTTCAAACTGGGGACAAACATTTGGATATAATAGAGGGGATAAAACATTTGAAAGTTGGATTAAAAGCAAGGATAGCGTTTTAAATAAAAACGGAAAATGTTTTTTGACAGATAAGGACTGGGATAAATGGTATTACAAAAGATAGGAAATTAACATGCAAGAAATTTATGATGAAATTGAATTCTACCGTTCAAAATTAATTGAGGCAAAAGCAAAATTATTTGATATTGAACACAAAAAACACGATAAAAATGTTAAGGTTATTTCCCAAAAAATAACTGATAACTGGTCTTTATATCAAGGGGATTGTGTTGAAGTTATCAAAGGAATTCCTTCTAATTCAATCCACTATTCAATATTTTCCCCTCCATTTCTTTCCCTTTATGTTTATTCAGACAATGAAAGGGATATGGGGAATTCAAAAACAGATAGTGAATTTTACGAACATTTCGAATACTTAATTTCAGAATTATTTCGGGTAATCATGCCTGGAAGATTAGTGAGTGTTCATTGCAGTATAGTGTTAATGAGTTTAGCGAAAGATGGAGTGATTGGCCTTAAGGATTTTCCGGGCATGATTGTTCGATTATTTGAAAAACAAAACTTCATATACCACTCAAAAGTTGGTATTTGGAAAGATCCGCTTATTCAGGCAGTTCGAACAAAAGCATTAGGATTAATGCACAAACAATTAGTGAAAGATTCGGCCAGGTGTAATCATGGATTTATGGATGAAATTCTGACATTTAGAAAGCCGGGAGATAACCTAGAGCCGGTTTCTCATGGTAGAGGTTTTGAATATTATGTTGGGAGTGATCCAGAGCCGATTGAAAGTAAAAATGATATACAAGGTAAAAATAGATATAGCCAAAAAGTTTTTAGGCGTTATGCAGATCCGGTATGGATGGATATTGATCAGACTGATACTTTGAATATTAGAATAGCAAGAGACAAAAAAGATGAACGCCATATTGCGCCGCTTCAATTACAAGCAATTGCAAGATGTTTGCATTATTGGACAAATCCGGGGGATATTGTGTTAAGCCCATTTGCCGGTATTGGTTCTGAAGGATATGAATCAATTAAAATGGGGAGAAAATTTATCGGGATTGAGCTAAAGAAAAGTTATTATATCACTGCAATAAGAAATTTAATTAAAGCCCAAAAAATGGGAGGAAAGAGGTTGTTATGAAAAGAGAAAAACATAAAGTGAATGCTTGTGCTAATTGCAAAAGTTTTGATCTAAAATATAATCAATTTTCCGCAAGCTATATTTATGTATGTAGAGAAAGGATCATTTCTAAGAGAGAATATTTCGACCCTATAAATGGAAGGGTATCAGAAACAGAATTTGCGACAGTTGGGGAAGTCAGAGGGGATAAAGAATATTGTGATTTATTTAAACATTGTAAATTAATTAAAAGACTGTTTGGAGTTGGGAAATGATTTTGCATTATAATATAGAAACAAAATGTGAAGAGTATGTAGAGAATGATTGGGTAGAATTACGCCCTATATCCAAAATATTTGAAATAAATATCCAGTCTGAAGATGCAGAAGAACAACAAAGAATTTGGGAATTAATTGATGAAAATTTTACTCATATCGGAGGTGAAGAATGGGGAATAAAAGAGAAAAAGTAGTTTACATTGCTGGCCCATATCGAGCGGATACTATCAGGGAAACCGTTGAAAATATTAGGTTGGCTGAAAAAACGGCTATAGAATATTGGGAATTAGGCTATACAGTTATCTGCCCGCATATGAATACAGCTTTATTTGATGGCATTTTGCCGGATGAAGCTTGGCTTGAAGGGGCTTTGGAATTGCTTAAACGGTCTGATATTTTGGCTTTGACTATTTTTGATTACCCCTTATTTGATTCTGAAGAAACCAAGAATGAAATTTATTTCGCCTTTCAAAATGACATTCCTATTTATTATCAGGGAGAAGATATTACGAAAGAAATGAATGAAATATTGGAAAGAGAAGCCAGAAATCTTGCTCGTTTTAAAGAAATGGGGTTAGTGAAATGAATGGGTGTATGAAGTCAATTACAGGGATATATATTTGTTCTTTAACATTGAATGAGAGAGGAAGAAATTGTGATTTTTATGAGCCAATAGTTGTGCCATTTTGTTATTATAATTGTCATTATATCAATTCGGCAAATTTATGTTTAAATGAAAAAGCCCATCGTGCTTATGATGAAAGCGAAAAAGAATGATCCATCTACACGTCCATACGGAATACTCCATCCTTGACGGCCTTGGTTCTGCTCAGAAATATGCTCAAAGGGCTTCAGAATTGGGCATGAGCGCTTTGGCTTGCACGGACCATGGGAACATAGATGGTTTAATTAAATTTCAATCTGAATGCAAAAAGGCTGGCATAAAACCGATATTGGGATGTGAAGCCTATATTGTTCCTGACCGATTTAAAAAAGAAAAGGAAACCCGTTATCACATCACAATTCTAATTAGAAATGAATCCGGCTGGAAAGCGCTTTGTAACATGCTTTCTAAGGCAAACCTTGAGGGATTTTATAAAAAACCAAGAATTGATTACTCATTAATCAGGCAATATATTTCATCAAGACAAAATGATGGTTTAATATTTCTGACCGGATGCGGCATATCTTTTCTTAATGACGAACAAGGTAGAGATTTATTTCTTGAAATGGTTGATCTAAAAATACCGGTTTTTCTTGAGATAATGCCTCATATTCTGCCGATTCAAAAAGAAATTCATGAAATTATTTCTGAATTAAAATCATATGCTCCCTTGGTTGCTACGAATGACTGTCATTATGTTAACGAAGATGATACCAAAACTCATGAAGTGTTATTAGCAATTCAGACTAAACGAACATGGAATGATCCAGACAGATTCCGATTTAAAACAGATGGATTTTATCTTAAATCAAAAAAAGAAATGATGGATTCCTTTGAGGCCCAAAATTTCTGGACCAAGAAAGAATATATGAAGGCTATCAGCAATACAAAAAGGATAGCCGATATGATTGATTTTGAGATAGAAAAGAAAGAAATTTCAATCCCCGCTCCACCAAAATTCAAGGGGAAAAGTGAAGCAATAATCCAGAGAGAATTAGAAAAGCTTACTTGGCAAGGGCTTAAGGAAATTGGGCTAAATGAATTCCAGTATGATGATTATAATAACAGAATTAAATATGAATTGTCTGTTATTAAGAAAAAAGAATTTGCAAAATATTTTTTAATTGTGAAAGATATGATTGATTGGAGTAAGGAAAATGGAATACCTATTGGTCCTGGACGTGGCTCTGTTGGTGGTAGCTTGGTTGCCTTTGCTTTGGGAATTACTCAAGTAGATCCGCTTGAATATAATTTAATTTTTGAACGCTTTATTAATGAAAATCGTAAAGACTGGCCGGATATTGATATTGACGTCAGCGATCAAAAAAGGGATCTGGTTAAAGCTCATCTGGAAACCGTTTATGGTGAAAATAATATCGCTGGCATTTCAACTTTTGGCCGCACAAAAGCAAAAATGGTTATCCGTGATGTGGCCAGGGTATTTGGTGTTGATCTGGATGAAGTTGATGATTTTGCTAAAGGCATTTCATACGACATTGCCGAAGATGGTCAGGTTTTAAAAACATATTGCGAACAAGATGATAATGCCAAACAATTTAAGAAAAAATATCACCGGGTTGTCAACCATGCTATTAAATTGGAAGGGGTTGTAAGACAGGCCGGTCAACATGCGGCTGCATTAATCCTTTCCCCCAATGCTCTTGATGAATCTGGTCGTGGCGTTTTGCTTCAGAGGAAAAACGAAAAAATTGTTAATTGGGAAATGAATGACACCGAGTATTTAGGATTAATAAAATTAGATTTATTAAGACTGGATACGCTTTCGGTATTGTATGGCGCTTTGGATTTAATTAAAGAAAATTATGGGAATAGCTTTTTCCTTGTTAACGGCAAACATATTTTCATCAATAAAGAATCAACATTAATGCATGAATCTGAATATGTTTGCCCCATTAACAAATCGCTTCCTCATGTTCCATTAAACGATGAAAGAGTTTTTTCTGAATTGTCTGAAGGGAATACGGTTGGTATTTTTCAGTGGCAAACATGGGCCATGACCAAATTAGCCAAGGATTTAAGGCCAAGAAATTTTAACGATATGATTGCGGCCATTGCCCTTGTTCGTCCAGGACCGGCTGATTCAGGAGTAACGGAAAAGTATATTGAAAGACGGCATGGTGAATTATACGAACCTTCATCCTCTTTTGAATATGACGAAATTACTAAAGATACATTTGGATTAATTGTTTATCAGGAACAAGTCATGCAATTTTTAAACAAAATTGCCGGAATGACTTTAACTGAAGCCGAAGAAATCAGAAAAATATTAGCAAAAAAACAGGATGTAAAAAAACTTGAACCATATCGAAAAAAGTTCTTGGAAGGCGTTAAAAAGCTTGATAAGATAACAATTCAACAGGGGATAGATTTTTGGGAAGATATCAAAAAACATGCTTCTTATAGTTTTAATAAGAGCCATTCTACCGCTTATGCCTTATTAGGTTATTGGTGTGCTTGGTTAAAAATCCATTATTCAGTTGAATTTATTTGTTCTGCCTTGACATATGGAAGGGAAGATCAAAAAGAATCATTATTAGAGGAAGCAAACAGACTTAACCTTGAAATATTAGCACCCAAAATTGATTTGTCCGATTCCCATCATTGGGTTGCTAAAAATGGAAAATTAATTGCACCATTTATCTCCATTAAAGGGATTGGAGAGAAAACGGCCATTGAATGTTCTAAATTGAAAACAAAAAAAAGGACCGGCTTTTTTGATATGGCCCCAAGTATATCCCCATCAATAGATGGGATTCTCAAAAGTATTAACGCCTATGATAGTTCGAAATTGCCGAATGATCAATGTGCTAATTATTTTGATTTCCAATTCCCTGATTGCAATAGGCCGCCAATTGAAGTGAAAAGAGGTATCAAATATATCAACAAAAAAGTATCGAAATGCGAAAAATGTAAACTGAGGGATGAGTGTAAAAAGCCTGTCTTGTCTGAAATTGGCTTGACAAATGCCGTAATTCTGGCCGAAGCTCCTGGATGGGAAGAGGATAGAGATGGTAAAAATCTTATTGGGAAAGCGGGTAAGCTTTTATGGGATGAGTTTGGCAAATACAAATTAATCAGAAAACTTTTCCACGTGATGAACACGTGTAAATGCTATCCCGGAAAACGAATCAAAACACCCCAGCAGGAGCATATTGAGGCATGTTCGGAATGGTTGAAAGATGAATTAATCTCATTGGAAAACCCATTAGTTTTGGCATTAGGGAACATACCATTATTTGCATTAACGGGAGAGAAAGGGGGAATTACAAAAAAGGCAGGAACAACAGAATATATTCCTAAATATAAAATTTGGGTATGTTGGGGGATGCATCCCAGCTCTGTTTTGAGGAACAATTCAAACCGGGAAGCGTTTGAATTGGGTATTGAAAATTTTGTTAATCTTTATAAGGAGCATAAATAATGAGAAAAATAATTTTTATCTTCATGATCGTTTTTAGTCTATCTGGATGCGCCCATGGATGGTTTTCGAGGGCAAAGTCTGGATATATTTTCGATTATCCCAAACAAAGAAATATTAGATACCAAAATCCATATTATAAAAATACTGAATATTTAGCGCACAAGGGGGAAACACCAGCTAATGGCCCGGATATTAGCCCTAGCCCCGCGCCTACCCCTGAACCAACCGAACCTGAAGATCCTATTGACAGGCCGCATTAAGGAAAAAATAATGCAATTACATAACGAATTAAGGCCAACAAAATTATCAGAGATTGTAGGTAATATCAAAACAGTTAAAAGCCTACAATCAATTCTGGATAATGATGATCCGCCACAATCATACCTGTTTCATGGCCCAAGGGGAAGCGGAAAAACTTCTCTTGCTCGAATTATGGCCATGAATTTCAATTGTGATATCACTGAAATTAATACCGGGGATAACAGAGGCATTGATACGGCAAGGGAAATTATTCAAACTTTGCCGTATCGACCACTAATAAAAGATCAGAACAAAGCCTATATCATTGATGAAGTCCACCAAACAACGAAAGACTTCCAAAATGCGCTGCTTAAACCAACTGAAAAACCCCCTGAGCACGTTTTCTTTTTTCTCTGCACCACTGATCCTCAAAAATTGATTGCGCCTCTCAGATCGAGAATGCAGAGCTATCAGACCGAATTACTAACCGATTCCGAAATGGGATTATTAATTAAAAAAGTTGCCGTTAAAACAAGGAAGCAAATCCCGAAAGAGGTTCAAGCAAAAATTATTGATGCCGCAGAAGGTAGCCCCCGCGAAGCCTTGGTAATGATTAATGGGATTATTAATTTAAGTCAAGAGGAAATGCTGGAACAGAATTTTAATTCTCTTGAAAATTCAGCAGAAATTAAGGATCTTTATGAAGCGCTATTAAAAAAACAATCGTGGTCAAAAGTTAGAAAATTATTAATCGCTTTGGAAAAAGAAAACCCGGAAACAATCAGAAGAGCAATCACTGGTAAATTGAGATGGGCTTTAATTGGCAGAGATAAGCCGGATATGCAAGCCCAAATTTTATTGGAAATTTTTGAAGAAGACACCTTTTTTGACTCAGGCAAAAACAAACTGGCTTTATTTTGCTCCAGGGCAATAAATGACTAAATTAATCGGCAGATTTTGAGGATTTTTGGATATAATAGGAAGAGAACTTTTTAACAGTTTTATTAATTTTAAGGGAGGATTATTATGAGTGAAAGCTCAACAGCTTCTGGTGGAATTGGATTCACCGGCCTATTAACAATTGTTTTTATCGTTTTGAAATTGGTTGGAACAATTAATTGGTCATGGTGGTGGGTATTGTCACCCATATGGATAAGTGCTGGATTGGGCATAGGGATTCTGATTATTTTCGTCATCATTGCTGCGATTAGATCAAAATTATGATCGATCCAAAATTGGGTTTAGATTATAGATATTCTTATCTAAGGGATATTGAAAGAAAACCAATTGTAACTCGGTGTGAAATTTGGGAAGGAGATAAAATATTATCAGCGGGAATTGCTATTTGCTCCAAGAAAGACAACCCATGCAAAACAGAAGGTAGAAGATATGCAAGATTAAGAGCAAATTTGGCCTTAGCCAAAAAAGAAAGTTTTAACACAATAAGCCGGTCTGAAATTTGGGAAAGGCTGGTTAATTTGGGATATCTTGAATGGGGGTATCACTATCCCGTCATTTCGAACCTTGAACAAACAACAAATAAATGTATTTATTATGGAGAGGAATAAAATGGATTTTGAAAGAGATAAAGCAATCGATCCGTTTGGGTTGGAAGAAGAATGGCTTAGACAACCTTCCCTTGCCGATGAATATGGGAGAATAGTTGCAGAGGCACAAAGAAAATACGATGATGCTAAATTGGAATTGGATATTTGCAAATCGAAAATCGAACTTGAAATCAGGGAAAATCCGGAAGGAGATCGTTTCAAAAAATTAACTGAGGCGTTAATTGCTTCTCTTGTTATGGAAGATATAGACGTTATCAAGTTATCACGAGAAATGAATAAGGCCAGAGAGGAACTCGGCTATGCCCAAGCAGCATTACGAGCTATTCGGCATAAAAAAACCGCCCTTGAATATGCCGTAAAGCTTTTGGAAATGAATTATTATTCCGGCCCCGAATGCAAGGAATTGAAACCAGGCGTCAGGGGGATGAAAGAAATTAAGGAAGGGGAAAAGGCTACTAAGAAAGCAATGCAAAGGAGGAAACAGAAATAATGCAAGAACTAAAAGTTGGTGATGAATTAAATATAAATGGCGTTGTTTATGTTGTTAAAAAGATAAGGACAAGGGGAAGAGTGTTGCTAAAAATAAAAAAGGATCAATAAGGAGGAAACAGAAATAATGTGTATTACTTAATCGGGATTCCACTGGGAATATTTTTAATTTATTTACTTTCGAGGTTGATATCGAAAGCTATTTTTAAATCTTATTTTGAAGAAAAAGGAGTTAAATTTAATGGCGAAGAAAAGCAGGAATGAACGTTTAGAGAAGATGAAAGCTCGGCAGAAAAGAGAAAAAACCGTCGTGACTACTGGCAGTGGTGGCGGATTTATTTCTTTCGAAGGCTATGAAGATGCCAAGTTTTTGAAAATGGAGAAAGAAAAACGATACGATATTGCTCTTGTCCCTTATGAAGTATCGGGACTTTATAGCGGTATCTATAGTGCTGAAGCCGAATTTGAAAAGGGGGAATTGTGGTATAAAGCCCAAGTGTATGTTCACAAAGGTATTGGCCCGAATACCGAAACTGTTATTTGTTTATCCAAAACTTTCGGGTTGCCTTGCCCGATCTGTGAAGAAGCAGAAGCCACGAAAGACAAGGATCTTCGGCCTAAATGGAATCCGATTTGTTATTATAATGCTGTTAATCTGAAAACCGGTGAATTCGGTTTGTTCTCCGCAAATCAGCATTTTTTCGAGAAGGATGTTTGGAAGGAAGCCAAAGCACAAGAAGACGAAATTGACAACTTGTGTGAAGTCGGTATCAGCTTGAGAATAGACGAAGAAGTTTTTTCAGAAGGAAAGAAAACAGTAACATATACAAGGCCATCTAATTATCATTTCGTTGAGATAGATCCCGATGAAATTTTTGAAAAATATGGCGATAAAGCTCTTCCCCTGGATACTATGATTAAAAAACCCTCTTACGATCAAGTTAAAGACATTTTTGAAGGCGTAACTCCCGACGAAGAACAGGAAGAAGAAAGGCCGACCAGGGCTGAAAGATCGAAACCGGTTGAAAAGAAAGAGGAGAAAGAGCCTGATCCCGAGCCGGAGGAACCCAAAGCCGATAAAGATTTAGACCTTGAAAGTCTGGATATTGATGAAATGGATAGAGAGGAACTTGAAGAACTTTGCGAAAAACTGAATGCACAGTTCAATGCTGAAATTGATGATTTGCCCAAAAAGACAAAAGTTCTTCGGGAAAATTTAAGAGAACTGATTGATGAATTAAAAGAAAATACCATAGGGGGAGAATTAGAAGTAGATGAAAAAATAACTTTTGACCAGATTAATAGCATGTCCCTCAAAGAATTAAAACAATATGCAAAAGATAATGATTTAAGTATGGGAAGCGGAGGAAAAAAGGGAGCCATTAAAGAGCTTTGCAAACAGCTCGGTATAGAAATCCCGGAAGAAAAGCCAAAAAAACAAAATAAATCCAAAACGGGTAAATGCCCTAATGGTTATAAATTTGGCCATGAATGCAATAATCATGACGATTGTGGAACAGATGATTGTGATGACGATACTTTTGAGAAATGTGCCGCAGAATTCGAAAGGCTTGAAGAAGCTGGCGAATTGGAAGAATGATTGAATTTAAACTAAACAATACCTATATCTCAACTTCTGATGCCATCAAAATAGCAAGGAATGAGGGGTATATTTTGCCCAGACAAACAGTTTGCCGATGGGCAAAGAAATACGGTATTGGCAAAAAAATGACGGGGAGGGGGATAACCTCCCCCTACATTATAAATAGGGAGAAATTTATCATTACTTTGAGAGCGCTTAAAGATGGGAATACACGTTGTTTGGAAATAATGAATGGGTGGGTTAATGAAGAGAAATAAAAAACCGTTATCAGAACAAGTTAAAGATTCTGTTAAACCTAAAGAGAAAAAGGAAGAGCCAAAGAAAATATATATCAGCACAGGTTCAACTGCTTTAGATTTGGCTATTTCTGGCGGCGTTAATCATGAAGGGGGAATACCCCTTGGAATAATAATGGAAATTTATGGTGGTGAAGGATCTGGCAAAACTGTTTTAATGGCTCAAATCGCCGGTAATATCCAAAAACAAAATGGAGATATTGATTATAACGATACCGAAGGACGGCTTGATAGAGATTTTGCCGCCATGTTTGGCGCTCATTTAGATGATAAAAATTCATTCACCAATAATGGAATTAGGGAAACATTTAAACATGTTCAAGAAAGCAAATCAAAAGCTCCAATTAGGGGATTTTTTATTGATTCATTAGCAAATTTAGACGAGCCTGATGCCGAAGGTGGGTATTCAGGCGCAAGAAGAGCGGCAGTTTTTACAGAAGAAATTAGATGGACGGCTAAGGAAATTAAAGATCAAAATATCATTGTTGTTTGCTCTAATCAAATTCGTGACAAAATTAATGCCATGCCGTTTGAAGAAAAGACCAGAGCGGCGGGCGCTTCCAGACAGGCTTTACACCAATTTAGTATTAGGCTTAAAATAAAATCGGTTGAGAAAATTAGGAAAACAATCACAATTAGCGGATCAAAAACAAAACGAATAATCGGCAAAAAAATTAATATTGTAGTTGAAAAATCAAGCGTTGATATTGATTATAGAGAGGCTTCAATTACATTAATTCATCGATATGGAATCGATGATATCAGAGACAATCTCGAATATATTAAGCAATATACCGGTAAATACCCGGATATTTTTGGGGAAGAAAGACCGGATCTTGAATCGATGGAAATTGATGATTTAAAAGATTATATTCGGGAAAGTGGGATTAAACAAAAAATTGATAAAAAATTAACTAAAGAAGATTTGATCAAAATGGTTGATGATTATGAAAAGCCATTATCTGAATATATCGAATTAGTTGAACAAAACAACTTGGAAGACGAACTTAAACAAGAAATGATTAAAGTTTGGAACGAAGTTGAAAACGCTTTTGTTCCGAATAGAAAAAAGAGGTTTTAATTATGTTTACTCCAGAGCCATGGATTATAAATGAAAATTCAAGAATTATTATGGATCAAAGCAATGAGAAGGGAATTTGTTTTATATTTGATGATTTGGCAGATGATAATAGATCAATGGACAATGCAAGGCTTATCTCTCAAGCCCCAAATATGTTTAATGTTTTGAAAGACATCCTTAATAAAATTGATGGATGGGCCGATGATGGAGAAGTCTGTAGAGAAGCAATTTTAAACAATATCGAAAAAATAGATCAAATAATCCAATTCATTGAGGCTGGATATTAAATGGCCAAAAAACGAATAACAGCATCATCTGCAAAAGCTAAAGGCCGTTGGCTCCAAGACTGGGTTGCAGCTAAAATTTCGGATATCCTGAATATCCCTTGGGGGAGGGAGGATGATTCATTAATTGAACCCCGTCAAATGGGGATGAACGGGGTTGATGTAATTCTCCGGGGAGAAGCGGCAGAACGGTTTCCCTTTGCTATAGAGTGTAAATCCGGCCAAGCTATAGGCTGGCAAGCCGCTATCAGGCAAGCCAGGGCCAATACCCCAAAAGAAAAAAATTGGTTGGTATTCATGAAAACAAAAGAATTTAAAAATCCAGTAGTTATGCTGGATGCCAATGTATTTTTCGATATTATGGAAAAGATAGTTTAATTTATTTAGCAGAATTTTAGGATTTTTGGATATAATAGGAAGGAGGAAAAATATATGGATAGAAAAATCACACCCGATCCAATGTTCCCGGTCCATCTCGGCCCAAAATATAGGCTAAGAATCGATGAAGGGGATGAAAATTGGCTTGGCCTTCCACCAGGCGAATATAAATTAATATTTAAGCCGAAAGTTGACAATGTATTACATTGTAATTTATTTAATGAATTCGTTTTAACAGCGGTAAGGATTAATGAAAATGAGTAAAGAAAAAATGGATGAATTGAAGAGAGAAAGAGAGGCCCAGGGTAGCATTGCCTTTTGTTGGTTTTTATCTCAATGTTTATTGTTATTTTTGAAATTAATGAACGCGGTAGATTTATCATGGGAATGGGTATTTACTCCGACTTGGTTATTTTGCATTATTTTCAGCTCAATCAGTGCCATTTTAATGATAAATAGGGGGAAAAATTGAAATGGATATTAATAAAAGTTTGGGAAGGAGTAGCAATAATTATCGGCATTATTGTCGGCTTATTAGGGGCAATAGGAATAATGATGTTAGGCGGGATAATTAAGGAATTAGGAAAAGAAATTTTAGGAGGATAAAATGATTTCTCCAGAGCTAAAGAACGAAATGGACCAAACAGAATTTTTTTGTAATTTTGTTAATCATATGCCGATTGAAGATGAAGCAAAAAAAAGAATCAAAGACACCTCTGTTCATCTATTTAAAACTTTGAACGAAAACAAAGAAGACTATGCCTCATTGCCAACCTGCATTAAATTGGCCGTTAAATGTCACAATAGAAATCTGCTTTGGAAGAGTGTATGTCTATAATATTAATCTTTACATTTTTTATTTTTTGCATTGCATTATCTGTATTATTGCTAATAAATTCCAGACTGCAATCAAAATATGAACAATTTGAAAAAGGCCTTAATTTTTATATGGAGAATAAGAGCAGAATATTAAAAGAGGGAAGAATTTAATGGCCGTTTTAGTTTTATTTGGAATAACATTTTTTATTGCCATGATAGTATGGTTGACTCAAGATCGCAGAGTGGCGGCAATCTTCTTCCTAACCGTTTTAATAACGATCATCTATATATATACCGCCCGAGACAGTGAATCTTTTGAATGGGAAGATTTATACTTTTTTATTTTAACTGGTTTAAATTTAACGGCTATTTATTTTAATGTTGCTCTATATTTGGTAATTAGAAACATAAGGAGAAAAATTGAAGATCAAACCGATCAATTCTATAAACTCGCTAACGATCTTCTTCTATAGAGGTATTATATGATTAATCAATTACAAATCATGAATTTTCAAGCTTTGCGATTAGCAAATCTCAAATTTGATCCGGGAGTTAATTGCATTATCGGCCAGACGGATGCCTGTAAAAGCGGAATCGTTCGCACTCTAAAATTAAACCTATTAAACAAACCTACCGGGACCGCTTTTCTTCCTATATTTGATAAAAAGAAAAAGGCCAATATTTCAGTCACATTCGACAATGATAAAAAAATTACCAGAATCAGAGGGAAAAACACCAATATTTATAAAACAAATGATGGCCTTGAATATGAAAAATTTGGGACTGACCCCCCCGATGAAATACAGAGAATAGTTAACATAATCCCCTGGCTTAATTTTCAGTTCCAACATGATGCGCCTTTTCTTTTGTCAATGTCTGGTGGAGATGCCGCAAAGGCGCTTAATACAATTATTAGGATGGAAATAATCGATGAAACCGTCCAAGCAATCAGACAGGATGAAAGGGAAGCCGGGAAGAAGTTTAAGGCCATAGAAACGGCCTATAACGAGTCCAAATCGGAATTTGATGCCTTGGCATGGGTTGACAAAGCAGACGCCATGGTGAGGCATTTAGAGGGCTTTGAAATCGAATTGGAAAAGAAGAAAGAAACCATATCCGATCTTGAAAACTATCTGGATGAATTGGAAGAAATTGAATCGGTTATTTCCGGGATTAAATTAATACCTCAAAATATTTTGAATGATTTAGAAGAGAGACAGGATAGCCTAAATATAAAAATTTCCAAGTTAACACAACTTGAATCCTTGTTTAAAGAGCTGAATAAAATTGAATCCGATATATCTGAAATTAAATTAATACCGATTGATAGGGTTAATGAGTTGGAAGCAAAGGTTAAAGCTCTACAAGATAAAGAAAACAAGCTGGGGGGAATTGAAGCCCTGTTTGATGAATTGATAACGATTGAAATGTCAGTAAAAGAACATGAAAGAGCATTAATAGAAATAAATAAAGAATGGCAAGCAATTAAACCGAATGAATGCCCGGTGTGTGGGCAGGAGGTGAAAGAATGGAAAATGTAGATATATTAGAAGAAAAATTTGACAATATCCATGATTTACTTGAAAGACTATCTCTTGAAATTTTGAACAATAAGAAAATGATTCGATATCAAAATGAAAAAATAACTCAGTTAAAAAATGTATTTAATACCCAACAAATGGAAATCAACCACCTTAAATCAATTGTTAATTCAATGAGAATGGGGAGGAATTGATGGAAGAAGATACTTGTCAATTCTGTGACAAAAGGGGGATATTGGCAAAATTATCCGAATACCAAGGAAAAAATATGTGCGCCTCCTGTTTAAGAGCATGGCGTGATGGGAATGAAATGGGATGGAAAGAAGGTAATAAAGTAGGCTATAAAGATGGGGCAACAGCAATTTCAAATGATATCCGCGCCCAAGAGAAAAAAATGGGAATCACTGTTAAAGAATTAATTCGGCTTTATATGGCTGGGAAATTGAAAAGGGCTAAATGATGTTTAATAATGATATACGAAATGATAATTTTGATTTCGATAATTATTGTCAAGACAGGCATAAAGGATTATGCAACCATTGCAATGAATTTGGTTATTTATTTGATCCAGCGTTGCCATTTGAAGCACTTGATAAAATAAGTGAAATTGATTATAATTACTACAAAGGAAAAATCATATGTCCTAATAAAAAAACTGTAGAATTTGATGAATGTGTGCGTATTCATAATGGGGAATTTTGGAGGCTGCATACTGAATTTGGATTGAATAACATATTTAGAAAAAAAATAAAAATTTTCAGCAAAGAACAAATGTATAATTATCTTAATGTGGTTGAAGAGCCTAAGCCCAAAATAAGTTTAACGCAGAAAATCATATATAAATTAAAATATAAATATAGAATATTTAGGAGAATTAAATAATGGCTGACAAAATAATCTCCGTCCATAATAGCTATATAAATGAACTCCATAGGGAAAATGAACGACTTGATAAAGAAAATAAAGAGCTTAAGGAAGAAATAACAATGTTAGAAGAAGACATAAGGAATCTTCAGGAGCAAATAGAAGATGCAGAAAATGAGAGGAAATTTTATGACTGATGCAATATTCTGCGCTGATCTTCATTTAAGAGACGATACTCCATTATGCCGAACTGATGATTATTGGAAAGCGCAAAAAAGAAAGATTGATTTTATTTTTGATTTAATAGATGAAAAACATTGCCCTTTAATTATTGCTGGTGATTTAGGACACAGGCCAAAATGGAGTAATGCTCTATTAAATGTATTAATTAATAATACCATTAGGCATTTTAACCTAATTGTTATGGCCGTTCCAGGACAACATGATTTATCAGGAAGAGAAGAAAAAGATATTAACTCAACTGCTTTTGGCGTGTTATTTAATGCTGGAATTATTGATTCTCCATCAGGAAAAATAACTCCATTTGAATCGATAGAAAGTTATCGAATTAAAGACAGGAAAATCGGCGTCACCCATCAAATGATTATTGAAGATAAGCCGCTATGGCCTGGCCAAGTAGCCAATACCGGTATCCAAATACTTAAGAAAAATCCTGAATATGATTGTATCGTTTCTGGTGATAATCACCTCCCATTTGTCGCTGAATATAAAGGCCGGATATTGGTTAATCCAGGCTCCATGATGAGAATGACAGCCGCCCAAATCGATCACAAGCCAAGAGTGTATTTGTATGACGCCAAATCAAACTCGGTTGAACCTGTTTTTCTCCCGATTGAGGAAGAGGTTGTTAGCAGGAAACATATAGAAGAAAAACAGGAAAGGGAAAGGCGGGCAAAGGAATTTAATGATATCCAGGTTCAAGCTTATATCAATAAGGTTAAAGGCCAAGAAGGAGGGAGCATTTCATTTAAGAAAAACATGGAAAAATATTTCGGCAATAATGAAATTGAAGATGAAGTAAAACAAAAAATAATGGAGAAAATGAAATGAGTGATATTAAAAAATATGCTGTTTGTTGGGGAGATAATAAAGTAGGGAATGCTATCTGTGTTGTAGAAAGCGATCAATCTCATCATTTTAGCAATGTTCAAGACTTCTATGATACAAAACTCGAAGCCCTAAATAAAGCCTATCGGGCTGTCTCTTCCAAAATCAGAGAATTGGAGAATATGAAAGACGATATTTTCGAACATATTATTATGGAAAGGGGTAAAGAATGAAATATGAATATAAAATTTACTTGTCTTCGAATAGTTCCTCCGAAGAAAGAGAGAAAGAATTAAATCGCTATGGAGAATACGGCTTTAAAATAGTCGATGTCCAATTAAAAATATTATCTTCAATTAGTTACCAATATATTTTCACATTAATGAGAGAAATAGAAAATACTGAAGACCCACAAATTGACACCAGATCCTTTAGCGATATGGGAAAATATTTAATGGATAGAGAAAGTGGCCAATAAACAATTTGATTGTCCAAAGGAAAAAGGTCGCCCCTGCTGGCCATCAGTTGTTAAAGTGAGGCGTAAATGGGGAAAAACTGGCCTTTGGGCAAGATGCTATAATTGTAATGAATGGAGAAGAAAATGAGCCTTGAAAAACAGATTGAGCGAATCAGAAATGAAAACCAAAAACGCGAAGGCGAATTGCAAAGAGCAAAAGGCCGGGAGGAAAGCGTCTGGAAACAGCTTAAAGACCTTGGCCTTAAAACCAAAAAAGGTATTGAAAAGGAAATAGACAAATTAACAAAAGAGGTAGAAAAAGAAGAGAAAGAAATTAACAAAATAATCGGGGAGATTGAAGAGGAGTTTGATATATGAATATTTTTGGTTCAAAGCCCAAACCAAAGCCCAAGAATGAATATAAAAACTATCAAGGGAAAACTATAAACCTCCAATCGTTAGTTGATCAATTGTCCATTCTGTTAAAATATTCAAGACTAAACGGCAATTATCCTAAAATAGGAATTGCAGGTGATGATTTTGTTTATGATCCTGAGAATATGACTTTTGTAAATATTACCGATCATTACATTATTTATGTCGAACAATTTGGGAATATATGGTTAAAAATACTTTAAGGAGTTTGAAATATGATAACTAATAAAGATTTAATCGAAGCATTGTATAGAGTATCAAAAAGAACCAAAACCTCAGAAATGGAAATCCAATTTGCACATTACAATAATGATATGTGTGATTATTATGAGGATATCAATGGAGAGATTAGGATAGAAACTCATGAAAAAGAAAATGTAATAGTCATTATCCCGACTCATAATAGATAATGAAATCAACAGCGCTCAGAAAAAAAATTAACGAATATCAAGGCCAGAAAAATTATCTCAAATCAAAATTGACCGGCCTTAAAACGGATCTATTCGCCCAACAAAAAGAGATTGAAATAATCGAAAAGGCCAGAATTATCATTCAGAAGGTGGCCTTATTAACGCAAAAAGAAATTGAAATTAAATTATCCCATATCGTAACCTTGGCTATTGAAGCCATCTTCCAAGAAAAACGCTATGAATTTAAGATTGAATTCATAGAGAAACGGGGGAAAACAGAGGTTGAATTTTGGTTAATTGAAAAAGAAAGCGGGGAAAGAATAACGCCGTTTGATGTCGGGGGAGGTATTGTAGATATCGTCACATTTGCCCTGAGAGTGGCCATATGGAGTTTGAGCGGAGCAAGGAATGTATTGATATTCGATGAACCGTTTCGTTTTCTTAGCCAGGATTTGCATGAAAATGCAGCTAAATTTATCGAGAAAGTGAGCCAGGAATTAGGACTACAAATTATCATGGTTACTCATAGCCCCTATTTAGTAATTGGAAAAGTATTTGAAGTTAACAAAATTGGTAAATACTCAAAAGTAAAAGAGGTTTAAAATGAAAGTAAGAGTATCACACGTCGAAATGGATCGTGCGAAAGAAATAATCTTAATCCTTAAATTTGAAGATGGGGTTAAAAAAGTTTACTTGAAAAAGAGAGGATAAATTTAATGCTGGCTTTCATGGGAACTTCAACCGCAAAAATAAGATATGGTGGTTATAAAGCGGAATATTGGAGATTGCATGATACCTGATATCAATTTGATATTGGGATGCCTTTCTATTAAGCTCTACTTCTCAAGGGCATTGCCCATTAATAGAAAGATGTGGCAAGCCAGCATTTAATATATAAATCATCAATTAATAAAAAACAAGGAGTAAAAAATGGAAGGAACAACAGTTTTAATGATGCCGATAAGCCAAATGAAGCTTATCGAAATTGTTTTTTTCTCAGCTGTTTTTGGAGCTTTAGTCGCCGACATTTTGCGGTTTCTGATCATTAAAGCCGCGAAATTTATCGCTAAAAACAAGGAGTAAAATTAATTATGAAAGAAATGTTTATTGAAGTAATCGACTTTGATGTGGTTGATCCTACAACTTATTCATTTCATTATGCTAATGACGAATGGCATAAATTCCATAATATTTACATCACTTCAGACGGGAAAAGATGGAATTGGCTTGATGGAATGTGGTTTGAAGTTAAAGATGGAGAAGAGCCACAAAAAGGATATAAATTTTCAAATAGATCTAAATCAAATCTTGCAACTTGTCACCCAAAATTACAAAAGATTTTTAATGAGGTGATTAAACATACCGATTGCATAATTTTAGAAGGCCACAGAACGATTGAACGGCAAAAAGAATTAGTGGCAAAAGGTGTCTCAAAAACGATGAATAGTAAACATCTTTCTTCCCCTTCCAGAGCGGTGGATGTTGCGCCCTTTCCCCTTGACTGGGATGATATTAAGGGGTTTAAAAATCTTGGGAAGATCGTCATTTACACGGCAGATAAACTTGGCATTAAAATTGAATGGGGAGGGGATTGGAATTCCTTTAAGGATTATCCGCATTATCAATTAGCAAATGAGGAAAAATAAATGGCAAACCAGACGATTACAATGTTTGTGAAATTTGCGAAGGCGTTTTCAAAAGATTGTATGTGTTAATAACAGATAAAAAAGAGGTAAAAATGGTTTGTAAAAAATGTCTTGATAATAACAAAAAATAATGTTTTGGGGAGGCATTATCCTCCCCATTTTTTTAACTTGCAGGGGTTTCCAAGCCCATTAATTTAAATAATGCGGCGACTACAATATCGTCATATGGATTAGGTGTATTTTTCGTTTTGTAATACAGAACATACATTCCCTCTTTAAACTCTTGAGGAAATACTTTTTTGTGACTTTCATCCCCAAAATTAATGACATCCAAGCAAAAACTGAATAACAAATCATCCCACATTTTTGGGGTATCGCCGGAATCGGCATACCATTTTTGGATTAATGCTTCCAATTCATCTTTGATCAGATCTGTAATTTCGGGAAGATAGCTCAAAATCAAGCTGATCAATTGGCCCTTTAATGAGCCAAACAAATTTCCAACTACTCCAGACAAAATACTCATGATTTTTCATCTCCTTTTAAATTTAAATAAAAAAATCCTTTTTCAAGTTTAATATTAACACGCTTTAGCCATCTATTTAATTTAAATTCAACGTTTTTTAGTTTGCAAATAACACACTTCAAAACTTTATTCTGAACTTTATCCATCCTCCTTTTCCTCTTGCTTTATTTAAAATTTTCTCAAGTTTGCCCCTTCTATCTTTTTCTAAACCAACTGTTATGGGGTTTTTCTTGATGAATTTTATTACTTTTTTGATCATGGTCTGTCAACCAAATCCCTTCTTGTTAACATATCCTCAACGGATTTATACAGTTTTTTTACTCCATCTCTTGTTCTCAAACCAAGCAAAACATTTTCCGCATCTTTACCATCAAAATGGATATGGGTTACCCCTTGATTATGCCAATTTTCTTCCTTGTCAACCCTGCCAATTTCATACCCAAAATCAACATTCGGGATGACATTTCCTTCTTCATCTCTTTGCAATTCAATGTTAATTGTTTTAATCCTGCCATAGTCATTAAATTCATTTTTGTGAACAATCATTTTTTTTCTCCTTTTTTACAAATCAATCCAGATCAATCCAGATCGTTATCCATTGAGTCCCAGTATAAAACCGTAGAGCTCCATCACCATTACCAGCATCAGAATCAAAATGGAATAATCCGAACCGAGCATTTGTTGGATTTACCGCTGTGGATATTGTTGCCCCACAAATAACCTCGGTTTCCCCAATTTCTCCAAATTGGTGTAAAGTTTTTTTTCCAGCAGTTCCGTTAGCATCAGCAGCATAAAGTTGAACGGCATCAGTTGGTGCCGTTGTTGGAGCGGTTGAATTGTAAATGCTTAAAACATTAGCGGCATTTGTTCCAAATATTGAAGAGCTGCCAATTCCTAAATTTTCGCCGTTAGAAAGGGACATATTTCCCGTAGAACCCATTGCCATTCTAAGCGCATCATTAGTATAAAACCGAATCTCAGCAGCTTCCTCTGTTTGAAATATAAAATGCCCAGTTCCCCTATGTAATAGGGTGGTAGATGCATTTGCACCCGTATTCCCCCGAATAAATCTGAAACCATAGCTTGGATATGTGGTATCCCCAATTAAATCAAAATAGGCATAACCGTTATCTGTTCTGGCAGCGCCTATTTGCAAATAGGTAGCCGCTGTCGAAGCGCCATACCCTATTTTATTATATCCTGTAGTTATTTGATCACCGGTAACATGTAGAGCTGCACCAGGGTTACTATTCGCAATACCAACCTGGCCACCATCTTCTATAAAAACTCCCAAATTCCCGGCATCATCTTCCAACCGTAAACCAGCACTCGATCTTGCCGCAAATTTTTCAGAATGTATTGTAAACCCCTCGCCAATATCCCAATCAGCAGTTAATGCTCTTGTCCCATCGCGATATACAAGTCTCTGTGCTCTTGCTGGAGTTACAATTAAATTATTATTTGTTCCAATTGTCATATCGGAATCTATACAAACATTATTAGAGGTGTATAATTTGCCGTCCTTTGTTATTTGGAAAACAGTCCCATCGGATTCAGACCTACCATACAGTTCAGTTTGAGTTCCATCATTTTTCGCTAATAACAAAAATTGGTCCGCCCCTGTTGATTGATTCGCATTTTCATGGAGCATAACCCATTTATGATGGCCATCCTGTTCATGATCAGGGGCCATCAATCGATTAAGCGTATCTGTTCTGGTCGGGTGATTTTCTCCCGTCATCCGCTCATTGTATTGTATTTTTAAATTTGATCCTACCGCCATTATATCCTCCTAATAAATTGTTATATCTTTATTATCGCCGGCAAAATATTCACCATTGGCATAAACATCCCCATCGGCATAAACAGAAAACATCCTGTAGCTTTGGGTATCAACCAGGGTCCAATTAATTTTATATGTATCTAAATCCAAATCTACCCCAATAATTAAAAAATATTGGTTAATAAATTCATCTCCCATTGCCGAATAATAATTTTCGGCAGTATATTGTATTATATCCCCTAACTCTAAATGTAAATTAACGCCAGAGATGTCTTTAACTTTTAATTGCCAAATCGGCCTATTCAATCGATCAACTAATACGTCTTGCTGAGAATTAACAGTTGCTAATTCTCTAATCCAATAAAATTGAAATCTGCCTGGAGATCTATCTCCATATGTAGATTGCGAAATTAAATTATGATAAGCCGAATCATCCGTATAACTCCTAAATTCCTTATTATAATAATCATAAGCATATGAAACCGGAAAATGATTAACAATTCCGTCCAGCATTTGAGCGGCGTCATAAATTTCTGTTTTCGTCGTTGTCATGATTGCATTTGACTCATAAAACCTGACATCATTCCATTTTCTTAAATCCAAATCTATTACTAATTTATTATTGCTATTGAGGAAAACAGTTCCGTAAAAAGAGGCGGTCATTTCCTTAAGTTTTTCCCAAACATCAAAATCATCAGTTATTACTCCAGCCGCAACATAACTTTTCCCTTCGAATAAATGGTATGACATCGCTTTTTTAGTCGCTTCCAATTCTCCATCCCATCCAACTACATTAAATAGCAAGTCATCAATAATATCAATGATGTTTTCAATTAATACCCCGCCCGTATCTTTTCCTTTTCCTCCTACAACCACATCTATTTCATCTAATCCGGCAGCGGCAGAAGCAAACGTAATTGTTGCCATATTTTCATAACTCGAATCAGATTCGTTAAACACATAATCAATTGGATCGACTTCTAAACCATTAACAAAAACTCTTATATCATTACCATTCGCAACACTCAAAACGGCATGCCCGGCAAAACAATAAACATAATTAACAGTATCAATACATGGAGCCTTCCAATTTGGCCCATCCGAACAATCCCCATAAACAATGGGCAATTTGTCATTTGTATTTAGTGGGTTATCAAACCTCCCCGCCCGATTTAAATAATAATATTCGGAAAGATCTGATAATGATTCAAGAGCACTAATGGTAAATTTGCCTTGAGAATCAAATTGTATATCGCTTATTTCCCCATTAAACAATGGAATATGTTCTGTAAATGGGTCTTGTTCATATCCTAAATAAAGTTGTAATCGCTTATTTAATATCGGTTCAATTTTCAATAAATCATTAAAATAATGATCTTTATTGTCAAGAGTAATGCTAATTTCAGCCTTTTCTTTTGAGTTATAACCAATGAATAGGTCTCTTGATTTTGGCTTTAACGTCCTATTAATGTTCCCAAATGAAATAACCCTTGCATCGAAAGATAATAATTTTAATGAATTAACACCAGCATAAATTTCGCCATCTGCATAATATTCCCCATCGGCCCTATTATCATCTCCCATATCCATATCAGATAAATTTCTGCCACCAAAAGCTCTCCATCCCATGCCCGTTTCCATTATGATATATGGAGTGGGTTGTTCTCCCCTATCAATACGATTCATCCATTCTATCGATACATTAATCATGTCCGACTCGTTAAAACTTCATCAAATGTTAGTGAGATACTAAAAACATTATACGTATAACTACGGGATGGAATTTCATCTAATATAACATAATACAAAGCGCTATTTATATACAAGAAAAATGGTTTTAGTTGCATATTGGCTTTAGATGATATTGAATCAAATAAATCCCATAATGTATCCCTATCCGATTCAGATGGATTATTTAGCACAATAGAAATAACACGATTGGTGTTATGATACATTATTTTTCTGACCCCACTCCTAACTCGATCATTTGATAGGAGAGCGGATCTATTGTTGTTATCTCCATATTTATAATCATTTATTGTTAATTGATTTCCTAAAAATATTTCCCCTATTTCAATATACGCATCCGGATTCCCATTATCATCAATTTCCAATCTCCAATATCTGTATGATACTGCTGAAAATACCTTATAGATTGTTTGCCCGTCTACAGTTAAAACTTCCTCAAATGGAGGGGAATCCCAAGCGGTTGAATCTGAATTATCATTTGCCTGTAAAGTCACAATAGCCGAATCGGTAAAATTATGATCAATTAAACAAAAACAGGTAATTGATTGGGCTGATCCGAAATCTATTTCAATCCAATTCGGATTATCCAATCCGGATGATCGGTATCTTGTATCCCGATCATAATTAATCATTTGTCCAGGACGATAATAATTAATCGCTTTAAAATACCATTTATCCCCTAATTCAAAATCATCAGATGAGCTTTCAACAAATTGAATAGAAACTCCATAATTCAGCGATGTTTCAGATGTGCTTGTTAAAATTCCATCCCCACCATTTCCAAATGAATCAATCCATGAAAATGTTGCTTCCCCTACATTCTGACCGCCAGCAATGCTATCAATTTCAATCGTATATTGATTTGTTAAATTACCGGTATAATCACCAAGGGACTGCATTATCGCCCCACCAGTGCCTTCCTTGATAACGTTCGTAACGATTCCGGGTCGATCAGAAGATGCAGTTAGATAATCCTCATCACTAATTAAATTATCATACATTATTTTAGGAGCCATTATCTTAACCTCTTCCTATAATAATCATCCAATTTGTCGGCAATTCTCGCAAAAAAATCTCTTTCGGCACTTGGATTGTCAATAATATTTCCTTCCACAGTCACATACAAATTAACAGTTGTTCCAGATTGATAACTCCCATCATTTATGTCGTCCATCATATCGACACCATAATGACTAACTGCGCTTGGTTGCATTACATATTCATCCGGCAATGTATTAACCAAGCCGCCATCAACTAACCCCCCAGTGTGGTAATTTAATGATGGGTTAAGCCAATTGCCATCAATATTAATTCCCATCATGTCGGCATAGTCATAAAATCCGGCAGGGAACCAAGCATCAGTATATGTGGATCCAGCCCTATTTCCCAAAGCCTGAAGCAATGGGGATTTGCTAAACCCCCCGCCAGATGACATTGTGGAAAAATAATTCTGATCGCCCATACTGTAGGGAGGAGAAGATATCCCATTATTAATTAAATCGTCACAATACCAGCCTGTAGGGGCCATAAGATCCGATTTTATTAACAATGTTTTCCAATCTTTTTTCCCAGCCCATGTCCCAGAACCATAATCCCAAGTCGATAAAGTCTGAGTATTTTTATTAATGCCATCGCTTGAAACTTGGTATGTTCTGGCCATCCAAGACAATATATTCGCGCTTGTATTATCATACATCATAGGCGCGCCTACGGTAAAACTATTCTGATTAGATGGCATTGTCATCACTTCGTTATATGGCTTTTGTAAAACAGTTATTATTCCGTCATCAACAATGCCGCCATCTAAAAATTTTCTTGCTCTTAATCTTTCAAATAAATCCTTGCCGTAATAATCAACGCTATCTTTGGGAATAACATATTCCCCAGCGGTTAACCAGGCGGGAACATTATCAATGCCACCAGGTCCATTTACTTTCCCGCCAGACGCATATCCCTGGACTTCTCCCCCGGTAAAATATGCCCCGGTAGCTACAAAATTTAATGCTGATTGCCAAGCAAACATTAAACCATTCGCAAAATCAGACCAGGCAGATAAAAATGTATCGGCATGAGCGACAATACTCCCGGAAGAGCCATTAAAAAGATCCTCAAAATAATAATTCATGTCGGAAACAACCTGGCCCCAAATGCCCTTAAATGTCCCGGTAGAGGTCCAGTTTGTTCCTATTTTGTTCTCCCATTCCGCTATAAAATCATCAATTGATGACAGCATATCTGTTATAAATGTATCATTAAAATAATCGACAATATTATCCATTGCAGTAGTAAATGAATCCTCAAACTCATTTCCAGGAAGGGCCAAAACATCAGATATTTCTTGAGTAATGGAAATTAAATTAGAAATGAATTCATCAAATGGGCCACCACTACCAGTTACATTTAATAAATTTTGTTGTATTATCTGAGCTAAATCAATTCCGATTAATGACAAAACATTATTAATATCTACAATTTTATTTTCTATTGTCGAAACAAGACTACTTAAATCTGATTCAACATCGCTTTCAATATCCTCAAAACTATTTTTTATAATTCCATTAATAGAATTAAAATTATAGGCAATCACGTCTTCCAATTCCTCTACACTATAAGAGGCATTATATGTCAAATCCTCAAACAGATAAGACATGTCTTGAATAAATTGTTGGGTATAACTAAGCGTTTCTCCCATTTGTGCTCGTAATTGATATAGCCCAACATCACCTACCGGCCCTATATTTTCAATTGGAACCCCATTTGTTAATGCTAAAATATCAGACAATCTGGCATATTCTCTTTGCGCCGGAGCAAAAGAAATGCCTCTAATTTTTTTTGCGGCTCTATCATAAACCCTGGTTAATGTTTTTGTATATTCAATTGCTGGTTTGACCATCACATCTTCAAGCCTATCAAATTCACTTCCAATAGCATTAATCATATCCGGGACAATACTATTGCCAACCAATAAATCGGAAGCGGCTCGAAATGCGGCGATAATAGCGTCAATTTTGGCCTGAACCCAAACAACAATCGAGTCCATTCTATCTACAAGCCAAAGTTTAATCCCCTCATAAATTTGCTTCACGTAATTTGCTATTTTATTTGGGGCTTGTTTCCAATAATCAATTGTGTAATTAACAAAATCAACCACTGATTTTTTAATCGAATTAAATTTATCGACTAAATATGTTTTAGCGGAATTGTAAATATTGGCGGTATATATTTTTAGCTGTAGATCAAGGTCTTTAAATTTGTATTTTAATGCAGTGACAAGGGCTTCCGTAGTCGCTTTAACATCATCCCAATATTTAATTAATTGGTATACTGCGAATCCAACCGAAACAATCGCCGCAGCGACAACACCAAATGTCACTGTTAATGTTCCCAGAGCGGCAGTAACAGCGCCGGAAATAACAGAGGCAACAGCGGAAAACGCCGCTCCTAATGAGGGCAAAGCCGCACTTGCCAAACCACCTAATGATCCAACTATTGTTCCAACCGAAGAAATAACTGTTCCCAATAGGAACAAAAATGGGCCTAATGCAACAACAATACTTCCCAAAGCGATTATAACTTTTTTTGTGGTTGCATCCCAGGTATTGAATTCCTTTAACATGGGGATAAGACCATCTTGAACAAGAGGCATAATTGTCGTTGACAACAAATCACCTAAAAGAGGCATTAATTCATCACCAGTTTTTTCCATTAAAACCTCAATTTGAGCGGTGGCTTGTTTCATCTGAAATCCGACTTCGTTTATCCCCCCAGAGGCTTCTTGAAAGGCTTCAGAAGTTGATCCAGTAGCTTCATACATCTTCTTTAATTTTTCATTAAATGTATCTGCTTGAGGACCAATTAATGCCAAAACAGCCTTTAACGCCTCTTCACTGCCAATCATTTCAACTAATTTTTTAGAGTTCCCATCTGCCGCTTTAGCGGCTTCCATTAATACTGTTTGAAAACCTTCCTTCTGGACAATAAGAGGGATTAACCCCGCAGTTGCCGTTTGATATTCTTTAGATAGCCCTTTTAATGCTTCTTTATTTTGTTTATATTCGTCGGTATTTTCCTGGCCAATGCTCTTCAACATTTCCATCTCTTCGGCAGTTTTTGAATATGCCTTTTGAATGTCGAAATATTGATTTACCAAATCTCCAGAAATTTTTCCCTCTTGCGTCATTTGGGCAATTAATGGGGTTAAAGCTTTCGACATAGCATCAGTCGGAGCCAATAACTTAACAAAAGTTGCGTTCAATTGGGTGCTAACTTTATTGGCTTTACCTGTCACCCCTGTTAATGTGGCATATGAAGCGGCTAATTCCTCTTGTTTCACCCCTAAAGCGGCAGCAGCAGGAAGAACTTCTCCCATTGATTGTGCTAATTGAGGATAATCTGTTACACCTAATTTAACAATTTGGAAAGCTAAATCATTGGCTTTATTAACCCCTTCAGCGGTAACATCATTATACGCCTTAACCCAAGCGGAAGTTAAATTAACTGCATCTGTTAATTGCGTAAATCCAGCGACAGAAGCAGTCAAATTTGATCTTGTTATTCCTAATACATCAGAGGTATCCCCAAAAGCAGAAATAACCTGATACATTCCATCGGCTACTTCTTTCGGTGATTTCCCATACTCAATCCCCATTTCTTGAGCGGCATCTTTTAATTGATATAGATATTCTGTTTGTTTGGGAATAAGGGTTGCAATTTTTGACATTCCCTCGTTGAAATCAGTCGCAGCTTTAAGTGAAATAACACCAAAGGCTGTTACCGGTGCAGTTAAAGCCGTCATATTCCCACCGACCGATTTCATTTTATCGCCAGTGGATTTCATTTTGTCACCGATAGCAGTAAATTTTTTCTTTACTGTTTCGGCAAAATTGTTAACTTTTTTTTCTGCTTCCTCTATCCCTTTAACAGGGACATTCTTTAATAATTTTTCTCCTTCATTATTCGTCTTTTCTAAATTGGACTGTATATTTTTAGCTGCTTTATTAACTTCAGAATCGGCTTTTTTAACGCCATCAGTATTGACTTTTTTTAATAATTCCTCTCCATCTTTGGTTACATTCAGCAGCTTTTTTTGCATATTTTTGCTAATAGAGTCCACTTCCTTTTGAGACTTAACAAGTGGACTCGTATCAGCACCAAATACAGCAAATATTTCTCCAAAATTAACGGCCATTACATTCTTCTCCTCGCCACGCTGCGACGGCCAACTCCTGGACGATTATTTTTCTTTTTCGCTTCATTTTGTTTTTTCTTAATTTCGTCATTCTCAATTTTTATAAAAGCCGCCATATTTAAGTATTCGTGGTTTGGAAGCTCCTCAATTTCATGGGGAAATTTCCCCCACTCTCTTGATAACGCTATTGTGAGACGGAGTTCGCCGTCTCTTTTGAGTTTTTTTCCGCTTGCTCCGCAGTGTCCTCACCAATCATTTTGTTAATTTGTTTGCTAAATAGAGTGATAAAATTGTCATTCGATGCCGGTTGCATTTCAAACGATTCTATATCCCCTTCCTCAAAAACCTGCTCGTCTGTTTCGGGAATAAATGTCATTTCGATAATGGCGTAATACATAAATTTATCATTATCGACTCTATCTATTTCTTTCCCTTCATTGTTTGTCTCTCTTGTTGTCGCCTTTTTCATTAATTGCGAAAGCCTTTTTCTCGTAAGCTCCCGGAATTCAACTTTTATTTCTTCTCCGCCATCGGCATACGAAAATAATTCACTTTTAAAGTGCTTTTTAGACGCAACAGTTAAAGACCTAATTTTATCTCTAAGATTCATACTGTTCGACATTTTCATCATCTCCTTTTTCTTCAGATTTTTCTGTTTCTACCTCATGCAATTTGACTCGAATATTTTTAACAGCCATTTCCGGAATGCTTAATTCCTCCCCTGTCTCGGCAATAATAGCAGAAATATATCCATCATTTCTGGAAATATATTTGCTATCTCCAAACGGAGCGCATATAAATCCTTCAATCTCGCCGTCAAAATATTTAACCCTTAACGCCATTAATTTCATTTTTCATCTCCCATTCTTTGTTTAAGATAATTCAGTAATACCATCCGTCCCTTGCAGATTAACCGCATAAGTGGCCATGGCGCTAACACCCGTTGAAAAAGAACAATCAGTTACCAATGTCTTAACCTGAGCCCCATTTGTTCCATCCGGCAAATATTGAGCCCACAGATAAGCATTATTCTCCCAAGCGTAAAGGACATCTTGGATAGCTTGAGAAAGAGTTGTATCACTCTCATGATGCCAATTAAACGGAGTGATAGCATCCCCATTGACATCTTCCCCGACATAAGATGAGAATTCAACGCTCTCGGTTTCGGTATCCCCGACCGCTCCATCCTGATCTTGACTTGTAACCATAAATACACCACGGGCAATCGACTTAGCATTTCCATCTGGGCATATCTCAATTACAAAAGGCTCTCTTGCTTCAAGCAATGCAAAAATGCCAGTAGACGTCTCATAAAAACCAGATAGAGACAAATTAACAGTTTTAAGACCATAGCCATACGACATATACCCACCATTGGCCTGGGCAGATGCAAATGAAGTTTGATCCGTTGTATTGGCAGTCATGCCCATGGAAATGTCGTTAGCGGAGCTAAAAGTCGTTAGCGGCAAATAATAACCAGACACCGTAATGGCATCCGCAGAAGCCGGGATTCCAGCACCGGAAAAGGTGATTTTTCCGTGCATAAAATCGATGGTATAAAGAGATGAGCTTACTTCCACGGCATCATTATATACCGTAAATGTTTTCGTCCAATCCCAACACCGTTTTGTCGTATCATCAATCTGATAAGTATACCCGGAAACAAGACTACACGCCTCAGTTGTAAAACTCGTTGACGTTCCACTTTTTTTAATCGTTGCCACATAACCGGCAAACCCACGATAAAGGGCCGAACTGGATATGGAACAATCAATTAACCCCATTTGGATGCTGGCAAAATTAGCGCCAAAAATGGAATCGTCAAGCGTTTCTCCATTTTTGCTAAAGCTCCCTGAGGGAGCAGGTAAAGCTCTCCAGGTTGGAGAACTATCACTTCCATTCAAAGACACTTTAATTACTTTGTTAGTTGTGTCCAAAACTTTTCCTCCTTTAATCTAAATATCGTTTTGTTCTATAATTTAGCCCAAAAATTGGGCGTTTATTCTCATCATATCCGATAAAAAATATATCTGTTTGCCTGAATATCCCTTCATAATTTCTCGCTGTTAGAATAGCATTTCCACTAATTAAATTTAACACATTGTCGATTTCGACCGCCTTATTATAAGCCGCTAAATACGCTCCAACACCAGCTCTAACTTTAACATCAAATACAGGGTTTTGCAAATTATCACCGTTGAATAAAGGCTGTTGTTCATTACCTCCAGTATCATATATTGCAATAATTGTATGGGGAGAATCCTGCATTTCGCCGATAAAAATTCTCCATCCAGACGTAGCACCAAAAGTGCCTATTCCTTCAGCAACCAAAACATCTTTTATGTCTACTGATACCGGATTCATTTTTTTGCATGCCCTTTAATTATCTTTAATATATTATTTTGATTCCTCTGTATAGCAGTGGTTAAATATTTCCATTGACCAACCACATAATTTTTATCTATTTCGTGAACCCAAATAGCATATGAAGCGGAATTTCCTATAGCAACACTAATTTTATCACCACCTTGCATTACCGCTGATTCCACATCACTTCCCGGCCCAACTTTGGCCTTTTCTCCATCAACAGAATTCTGGCCAGTATATTTAAAAGATCCATCTTTTTCATAAGCTAAATACATAGCATTCCTTAAAAGGCCAGTATCTTTTGGAGCTAATTCTATAGCGTCTCCCTTGATTAATAATGCTGCCTGAGTTAAGCCTTTTAACGTTTTGCCTTGGATTTTGGCAATCTCTTTTTCAAGATTTTTCATCATTTTGTTATGCGCTTTGGTCATGACAGAATGTGATCGTCTTGATAATCCTCTGGCCATTATGCAGTCCCCTCGTCAAAAAATGCTTTATATCCTAAAGTATTTCCCTTAATATCAACCAAAGTATAAACTCTTTTAACTCGATAAGCACCATCAACTGTAGTCGGATCTGAAATTTCACCTGAATTTAAATCTGTTAATTCTCCCAAATAATAATAATCATTTTCATTAACAAGAGATTTGGTTAATATTTTGGTTTTAGCCGCTATTTCCTCTCCATCTTTACTCGCATAAATTGACGTCTCATCAGCCCATCTAACCGATTCCTCCGACGGGGATGAGTCAAAAGTAAACCCACCAAATCCATCAAAGCCGGAAAAGCGCCAATGCACAGCAGTTTGATTTAAAAATTTAGCAATATCCATTAGATATTAGGATAATTTCTATCCTCTCCCACATCAGTTAGTGTTGTTATTCCACAGCTTGTTAATTTGCCTTGATCCAATTTATAAAGCCTACCAGTCGTATCCAAAGCTTTTGCCATTTGACCATAAGACGTATAGTCTAATCCTTTCCCAAATACTCCTCCATAAACCTGAGTTATCCCCTCAATGCCTTCAGATTTAACCTCTTTTTCTTTGGCCAAACTAACATAATGAGCGGTTAAATATCGCTCGATCATTTCAAGCAAATCATCATTATCTGTGATATAACTGGCTAAATAATTAGTGACCATATAATTCGCAGGAACAATAAATGGTGTTACATCCGACTCAGATAAAGTTGTCGGACTCCCCATTATTAACAAAACATTTGCTTCAGTCGTTCTGGCCATAAATTACCTCACTTGTATTGCCCATCCTAACTTCAATCTGCCCTAATTTTATCATAATTTGATTGATATCGGACTGCATAAAATCAATTTTTCTTTCTATCCGATCAATTTTTTTTTCATTCAAGACTTTTTCATTATTAATCTGATCGCAAACCCTCGCCTGATCAATTAAATAACGCTCTTTGCTAACTTTTGACTCGATCATTGCAAAAGCATAGCCGCCAACCGCAAGCATAAAAGTTAACGTTAATCCAACCGCCCATTTTACCCAGCCGGAAATATTCCCGTTATTATTTCTGGCCATGTTTTCCACCTCCCCAAAACTTTGGTTCCACAAACCCATTAATTAATTTATCATTCCAATTTAATCCAAAATCACCAATTATAGATTTAATTCTGTCAAAATCCCCCCGAATGATTTCTTCAGAATATGTATCTATTATTTTGATGCCCGCTTGCCTCATTTCCTCCTTTCTTTGTAAATGTTTTTCAACCCACTTTCTCCAACCATCTCTCGTATTATATGCTCTCATAAATCCCGTTTTCAAGCAGGAATTTATGATGCCATCAATATCTCTATTGACATAAATCCACTTGGCATTCGGAAAGGCATCCGCCCACAATTTCCACATCAAAACCATTTTCGCGCCTTTGTAAAACCATGGAGATTGATCATTATAGCCTTGCTCTGTAATAATTACATTAACCCTATTCCGCCACCACAAATACCGGCATGATAGAATTTCCATATCTGTATTATCCGGCAATGGATTCTGACAAAGAGGATCCAATCCCATATCCGATAATAGTTTTTTAACGCTATCCCTAATCACCGAATTCTCAAACTGGCCTTTTTTATTATATGATGTAGGACCGGTCATATCCCCTCCCCACGCACCACAAATATGAAAAATACCAGCCGTCATTGACGTGCCAGAACGGGCCGGGCCAGTTATCAAAATCGGATCGGTCATCTGTAATTCTCCAAAACCCATTTTTCGCTAACATGTTTCGGTTTTATTTTACCATGGAAGCAAACTATATCTGCATTTTTAGGTGGATGCCCATTCTTGCAATGCCATTTTTGAGAGTATATTTTCACCCAATTATTAATTGGCTTAATAGTAATCCCTATTCGTTTAGCTTCTTGTTCGATATAGGTTTGGTCCATCCTTAAATCATCAATCTGAGCGCTTGTAAGAGCCATCAGAGGCATTAAATCAGCATACCAAGCCATAATGCCGGATGCCCAATTCCCATTAGCTCTACGGCGTGGATTAAATGGGATCAACATCCTCATTTCGCCTTTTTTGAGCTTGCTTGTTTCCACTACCAATCGATCAATATTTTTTAATATAACCGTATCGAGATCAAAATATAATGCCGGTCCTTGATGTTTAAAAAGCTCGACTTTAGACCACCAACCAGGCCAGTTATTTTCCAAGGTGATTTTGTTTTTTACGTTCATATCAGATAAGACATGGAAATTATATTCGTGGGTGATATTCCGATTTAACATGCTTTCTAATATCGCAACATCCTTTTCAGTATAGACGCCACCTGATTTTAGGACGCAATAAATATCAATTTCAGTATGCGGCAATTCAGAATATTTTTTATTTTCAGACTGTTTTTTCGTTTCCTGTTTTGTATCAATTTTTTCTGATTTAGATAATAAAATCGGCTTCTCAAAAACAACCCCCTTATCTATTTTATCAATATTTTCACCAGTTAATAAATTAATAGCGCTCAAAACAAATTTTTCTGGCGTTAATCCGTCTATCATTTCTATTTTATATGTTTTTCCAACTGTTTCTGGAGGACAACAATTTTTAGCAAAATTATAGGCGAATGGTCTTTTGTGCCCTTGATACTCCCAATGCTCATCCCAAATCATTAACACTTTTTGGCCTAAAACAGTGGCCATCATGGGCAATCCACAGGGATAAGCAATCATCCCTTTAGCACCACGAATTAATCCAAAAACCTGTTCAACTGTTGTTTTGCCAGTTAAATCAATAGCACCATTAACAAGCTTTATAAATCTCCTAATTTCAGGGGTATCTCTATCCCACTCTTTGCCGGCAATAACTGGAGTTAATTTTGTATAATCCACTATTCTATTGATAATATTTGCTAATTCATGAGTAGGAATTTTATCAATCCATGATTTATACATTCCATATAGAGGAAAAAATAGCACTAAATAATCACCATACTTTTTAATACAATCGCTTTTAAATCGCTCTTCCTCTAACGAAATAAAACGTTTCGGATGCCAATTACAATCATACTGATCACTTTTATCTAATGTTTTATATGATATATTGTATCCATTATACGAAACAAAATAATCACAGTCTAAAATATTTTTAAATATTGTTTTATCTGGTTTCCCATAAGCAGATTCCCATGTTTTTCTATGTTCGGGATTAGCTCTATCAAATTGGTAAACAACCCCTGTACTATTAACAAAAGGGAACATCTCCAAAAACGGGACAGACCTTTCATGCCCATTATGTTCTCTTGATTTTGGGCAAACAATGTAGGCATCAACTGGGGATTTTATTTTATTCCTTTTAAGAAAAGATTCGAGTTTTATAATGCTCCACATCGAATCTCCCATACCAGGAGGAAATAATATTTTCGTTCTTTTTTGAATAGGCTTTTCAGCTATAAACAATAATTTAGCATCAACTTTAGAAATTAATTCATCACATTTTACATTTACAAATCCAATTCTTCTTAACAGCCCTATAAATTCATCTTTTGTAAAATACCAAATGTGTTCTATCTTTTTCCAATGTGCCTTCCCAATATCATGATAAAAATGAGGGAATTCAACAAACAATCTCCCCTTTTGGTCCAAAACCCTAAAAACCTCATTTAGAAAATTAACAGGATCAAGGACATGCTCTATCACATCGCTACAAAAAATAGTATCGGCATAATCTGTAGGGAAATTAACATTTTCAAATTTACTAAAATATATTTTATTGTCTTTTGGAGTATGATAATATTTTCCTAATTCACATCCATATGCCTCTATGCCTTTTTTATTACAAACATCAACAAAAGACCCGCTTCCGCATCCTATATCCAGCATTCTTTTAGATTTGCTTATTCCATATTTATCGTTATACCTATTAAAAAGTCTTTCCCCTGCCACCAAATCAGATTGATAATTATTATTGATAAACCCCCTTTTTGTTGGAGGATATTCATTTTTATAATAATCGTCATATTCATTTTCATTTGAAAATGGCAAATCTATCTGCCTCAAAACCCCACATTTTAAACATTTACCCAAATCAATTTCAGTGGGGATAGACTCCCCATAAGAATTAACAATAAATCCATCTCTTTTTTCTTGTTTGTATTTAGTTCCACCGCATATACACTTCATTATGATTTCCGCCTTATTGTAATTTCAGGAATATAAGCAGTTTGTTTCTTTTCTGCTAAATTGTATATAATGTCGGCCACCTCAGATGGATTCATTAATTCATTCCAGTCCGATCTGTGTTTTGTCATTTTGGTTTTCATGGCACCAAGAAATGCGTCAGTAATTTCGAATCCATCCAATTTCAAGGCTTGACAATATCCCTTAAAAGCTTGCTTGGAAGCGGCATATTCTTTTTCCCCTTTCCCTGCCTGCAATCCAGCCAAAGAGTTTATATTGATAATCTTTTTGATATTCTTTAACTTTTCAATTAAAAAAACAGGAAAATAAAAATTGACCTCCATCACATCGTATAAATGACCGGAATAAATTCCCGCACAATTAATCAATAAATCAATATTTTTATCATCAATAAATTTGGGAATCTCACTTGGATTTAACGAGTCATGTTTCCACCACGTAACCCTATTAGAAATGGGGATATGTGGTTCGTGTTCGTTATAATGTAAAATCAAATTCCACTTTTTATCGTCAAGGTAAAAAACATTAGCCAATTCTTTTCCTAAACCACCACTTGCGCCTGTAATCAAAACTGTTTTTGTCATCTCCCAAATCTCCTTAAATAAACGGCAATCCGTCTTTTTTCAAATGGATGAACGAAGGCCCATCCATTAGATAAGCATCTAACATGGCCTTTTCTGCCTCTTTGCTATTGTTCGGAAAGAATCCATCAATATTCTTGAATAGGGAAACAAGCCCTTTCGGATTTAACGCTCTGTGTGTAGGGCCATGAGTAGGGTAATCATCATATCCAATCAGCATGACCGGCAGATTCATTTCGTCTATATCAATTTTAATTTGCTCAAACGGCCTTTCCAAAACAAATGGAGTTATGCTATAGAATACCGGCTTTAATCCTTGTGAGGCAAGGCCGGCACAGATACCAACCGTTGCCTGTTCGGTTAAGCCGAAGTCAAAAAACCTATCTGGAAATTTAATTTTAAATTCATCCATATTTTGATGGACGTCGCAAGTTATTAGCACAATTCGTTCATCTTTTTCGGCTAATCTGACTATGGTTTTCCCAAATATTTCTCTCATCTCAATTCCCCCATAGCCTTTTCCTTGTGATCTTTATCCAACCATTTAGAATGCCATTCGGGCTTGTTCTCCATAAATGAAACGCCTTTTCCTTTAACGGTTTGGGCATTAACAATCAAAGGAACAGATAAATCACAATCCAAATTACTAAGCTCTCCTATACTGTGCCCATCTTCTATTTTTTGATATCTCCATCGCATATCCATCAAAACTTTCGACCCAACAAAATGAATATTTTTTCCAGATCCCTGAATTTTATTATTATCAATTATGCAAATAATATTTTTTAAATCTTGTTGTCTTGCTATTAATAAACTTTCCCAAAATGTCCCTTCCTGAATTTCGCCATCCCCAACCAGGACAAAAACTCGGCCAGGCTCACCCCTTATCTTTTTTGCTAAAGCAACTCCAATACCTAAAGGCAATCCATGGCCTAAACTCCCAGTAGAAAACGGAACGCCATCTCCCATTGATGGATGACCTGTTAGTTTGGGGGTAAACCCTTTTTCTCTTAATAAAACATAATACGGCCAGCATGAATGCCCTTTGGACAGGATGAACATATCATCTTCACGCATTACATAATCGAATAGCGCTATTAATATCTCAACACACGAAAAAGAGCCACCCCAATGATACCCGCCATTGGCAAGGGCTAATTCTATCGTATCCCGCCGTATCTGTTTTCCTCTTTCTGTTAAATCACTCATTATCTTGCCTCACTGCAAACTGGAGTTTAATGTCTGATCGGTCTATTTTGTTCGGAAAATCCAAACCATCAAACGGGAAATGGTCAAAACTCATTGGAATTTTATCATTAACAAATTTCTTATTGATGAATGAACACTCGATTAATGGTGGGAACAGATACCCGTTAACATCAACCAGCTTAAGTGAATTATTAGGATGAATATGAAAAAGAACAAAATTATTAAGTATTTCCCCAATAGTCATTTCGTAATTTTCGAAAAGATTATTGTTAAAATTTTTCACAACATTAGAATAAAGATTATGGAAATATTTAGTTAAAACCCTATTTGGGACTCCCACATCAAACAAATGAAATTCGATTATCAATTGATTAACAAAAAAACCAAGGTCTATATTGTCTAAATACTCCCATTCCCCTCCCTCTATATCAATTTTAAGCGTTGAATTTTCAGGGGCATAAGGTAAATCTCTCACCACATCAGACTTGAAAAACTTAATCCGGCTTTGGCTTCTCAGTTCAAAATTGTCTTCTTTGTCATAAGCAAACACTTGAATATCTGGATTTGCTCTGATTGCATCCATTTCAAACGACCAATCATCACCAATGCCGAATGAAATTAAATGGGAGGAAGCCATTAAGGCTTCACGGGAAACGACATAACCGCCATCCCCTTCACGACCAAGCCTCATTTTTTCAAGGCCACAATCATAGGGCCGTAATCTCTGCCATAAATCGTATATATAGCTCATGCCATTCTCACCAGAACCTTTCCAGCCACCTTGGAGTGTGCTTCAATGGCCAAATTGATATCATTCAATGGGAATACTTTAGCAATCTGATCCTTAAGGTTTAGCCTATCCATATATGCCAAATTAATATATCTTGGAATATCTTTATCGGGATTCGTTAACCCCCCCTGAGAATCCATTAGCATTTTTCCTTTATAATGCTGGTTCATATACGGAAATGTGACCGGTAATCCATCAATAGGTTGCCCAACTAATACTAATTTCCCACCAGGAAGGACCAAACCAAAAGCATGGCTAATAATTTCAGGGTTACCAGTGCAATCAACCACCACATTAAACGATGAATCAACATGCAAAACATTATCAATTAAACAATCAGCCCCAAAACATTCTGCTTTCTTTAGCCGGTCTTCATTAATATCCGAAACGGCAATAAATCCGGCAGAAACCATTTTAGCGCCTTGGATTACATTTAATCCAACACCACCGCAACCAATAATCAAAATAGACTGGCCTATTTTCAATTTCGCTTCATTGTTTATCAATCCCAAACCAGTAGTAACACCACAACCCAAAAGACAAGCCTCATCAAGCCTATTCTCGAAATAGAATGGGATTTTAGTCATCCTATTTTCACTAATAACGGCCATATCCGCAAACGTGGCAATAGGACCAGCCCCAATTACCATATCTGAATTCATATCCTTATATTTGGGCGGCTTCGCATCAATCCCACTTCCCTTTCGCCAATGCAAAACCACATAATCGCCAGGTTTAACTTTTGTTACTCCGGGACCGACTTCAAAAACGAATCCAGATCCTTCATGGCCTAACAAATGGGGTAGATATTTATCCGGCCCCTCATTTCCGTTAATTTCATTAATTTGTTTTCCACATATGGCAGAATATTCGACCTTAACGATCACCTGCCCTGGAGCAAGTTTAGGGGGGAGCATCAAATCCATTAATTTTAATGGGCTATTTTGTTTTGTTAATACTGCCGCTTTCACCTAATCACCTCTCCATTTTTTCAAAAAGTTCTTCCAAATGACAAACACATGTTTCATCATACTGAATCGCTATGCTTGCCGCCAAATTCGCTATTCTTGAACACTTCTCAATGTCCATACCGGAAGCCAAACCTAACCCTATTACCGCCGCCACCACGTCACCAGCCCCTCCCACAAAACAGGGCTTAACTGGTTGAGCATCAATCTCTATTTTTTCTTTAGGAGACTGGTAAAGGATCATCCCATTTTTGCCACATGTTACTAACACATTTTTTGATTTAGTAGCCGCGAATAATTGTTTAACAGCTAAATCTGTATTTTGAGTATTGGCAATAGCCTGTAACTCGTAAATATTTGGGATCATAGCCGTGGGGCAGCACCCATATTTGGGAATATTAAACGGCTTAGGGTCGATAATTAACGGAATATTTTTGCCTTGTCGAATTTCATTAACTGCCGTTATTGTTTCTTCTGTAACAACTCCTTTCCCATAATCAGAAATAATAATTGCATCAATATTATTACTAAAGGCCAATATTCTCGTTTTAATTTGGTTTTTAATATCTTCTGGAAAATTATCAACATCTCCACAATCAAGCCTCACAATTTGTTGCCCATCAGACATAATTCTCATTTTCAAAAGCGTTTTTCTGCCATAATCTTTTACAGGATTTAATGAAAATTGATCAACAAAATCACCCCACGAGTCATTACCAGTAACGCCAATTAAAATGGGTTTGCCGCCAAGAGCTTGAACATTATAGGCTACATTGCCAGCGCCACCAAGCCTTAAGCTCTCATAGCCTTTATCCACAACCGGGACAGGAGCATCTGGGGATAACCTGGCAGAATGGCCGTATACAAACCTATCTACCATGATATCCCCGATAACCATTACTGTTCTGTCTTTCCAATTTAACACTTTTCCAATTCCTCTTCTAAATCGCCAGTCGGAAATGCCTCTATTTTTGTATTTGGAGTTAAATTAATACATTCAACATTGTATTTTGTTAACCCTTTAGCAACAATATCAAAAGATTTTCTAAACCCGTTATATGTTTTTTCAGCACCTTCCACGGATTTAGCATAACCATCCGGGTATGGACTCCACCAATTATTATCTCTAATATTTTTCGGGTTAGGAAATCCATCATATCCAAGTAGATAAATTTTGGTTACGCCCAAAAGAAGCGCTAAATGTATAGCGCTTGCTCCAGTATTTCCGAACCAACCGATCTCATTTCTTGGCCGGGTTAAATCAATTCCTCTATATCGACTTCTTGTTACCTGTTTTATGCCAGCCTTTTTAACATTGTTCATTTGGTTATTCAAAAAAATAGCACAGGAAATAATTAAATTTTTAAAATTAAAAATGTCTTGCGTATACCAGTCTAAAAACCTGGTATCCCCGAAATAGGCTATGTCAATCCAATCTCCAAGGGATAAAGATCGATTAAGGCCGATCACTCTTTTATCTTCCAACCTTGGCCTTAGAAATCGGTTGACAAGCTCAAATCGATGCTTATCTGGGATGTCGGATTCAATCCCTGCTTGCTCTTTTAGAGATCTCCCCCCACCAATTATCCAGACGGGAGAATCCCAAATTTTGGGTATATTCCACATTAGATAATTGGCCCTGGAAGATAATCAATTCCTAAATAAACCGACGCTCCCTTTTCGGCATAAAGTTCAATCGCCTTTACTCTTTTACCATTTATTTCATAGTCTTTTTCATTAACAATTAATTCACGAATGTCATGAGAAATAAATGGGGTTTTAATTAGCTTGTTTGGCCCCGAAATAAACACAATATCAAAATAAATCACATTGCCAACAGCAATAACCAATGTTAATTTGTCCATTTGTGAAACGGGATATCTTTTATCATTAAAAACCACTTCTTTAATATCATCTGAAAAAGTTGGCGTGTTAATTTTTAAAATGCCATCACCCGCCATTTCTAATGACAAAATACCTTCTTCCATAACACACCTATTTCTTCCGAGTCATCCCGGATTTACTTTCAGTTGATTTTTCTTTCAGTTCGAATTTATATGGGCAGTCATCTTGCGCAAAGAATTGAATTGTAGGGTATGAATCCAATACCTCTTTTCGAGTTTGCGGAACGTCTGTCTGCTGTTCCCCCGTTTCGATATGGAAAATATGAAATTTTGTTCCAACCTTTACCCCAAAATAGGGCAGATCTTTTTCCTCGAAAACGTCTTGTTCGATTAATGTAAACCGATCTTTGAACATCTCATATTGATTGGAGGTTAATTCCAGTTCGTCGCCAATAACAGCAAATTCACCATTGGGTTTTTTGTGAGACGCTTTCCCGCTCCTACCACCATTAAATCTACAAAGCATCTTAATCATCTCCTTCTAAACAATCATTATTAACAAAACATGGTTTAATATAAATATTCCCTGTCTTTTTATGGGTTATAATAAAAAAACTATTATTATAATTAGTAAAAATCATATTTTCGGTTAATTCGAAATCCACTCCAACTATTTTAATCCTGGCATCTGGAAAATCATCGACGATGCTTGAACAAAATGCCCGAATTTGTTTTTCAAAAAAAGATAAATACACCCAATCACCTTTTTTATTTGTTAATCCTGTAACCACTATTCAACATAATGGTTACAGGGGTTCGGGGTTAATAAAATGGGAGATGATATATACAACAAAACCTAAGCACTATAATGAATAATGCCGGTTCGGTTGTTCGCATCAGCCCTGGGATTCGGGACCATAATCGCCATAATCATGTAATGGAAAGACATTCCGCCCATGGAAGTCCACTCAATCGTTTTGGGCTCAAAACCCACGATCATCCGAATGGTCCTCTGATCCATTTCCATCATAACGACATTGCCAGCGGTCATATAATCCAAAGTTTGGATAGAGTTAACGCCCTCAACCTCAAGCAAACGATTCCTGATCGATTTCGGATATCCCGAAGTGTAGTCTTCTTCCAAAGCGGTGGAATAACCGGTCGGAATGAACATACGCCATGGTCCGTTATGATAAATATCCAAGCTGTCCTGCTTCATGGCAATGACATCAGCAAGCGGATCTCTTGCGGAGCTGTTCGTCCATGCCGAAGTTAGGGTCCCGGTAACACGGTGATCATAGTTCAGCATACCGTAAAGAGTTCCACCACCATAAGTAATGCCATTGGTTCCATTAATGGAAAGCTTTTCGATAAGTTCGGTCACTTTCCTGGTAGCATCGGCCATAATGGCGGTATCCAGAGGCATTCCACCACGCCTGGAAGCGTTCAATTCGCGGATATTAAGCCGAAAACCTTTGCAGACCAAGGGAATCGGAATGTATTCCCTGTCATAGGTTACACGGCCTTCCAAGGGCGGGATATCCGGTTCCATGGTCAGGCGGGCATCCCCGTCATCGTCCTGCATTTTGTCCCAGCCTAAGACAGTGGTTCCGAGGGCATCAGACAAAGGGAAAGTCAGGCCAGAAGCAACCAAAGACTGATAAAAAGCAAGCTGTTTTCGGGATACCTGAAGAACAGTTTGGTCAATCGTTTTCCATTCATCCTCCCGGAGAGTAGCATTCGCAGCCAATACCGGTTTCGGAACGACTTTTCCTTCAGCATTAATCTGTGTTCCCATATTGCAAACGGGAACATATTTTTTGGTTTTGTTATTCCAGGCAAAATATGGACGCAAGGCGTTCAAATTCATGCCGGAATTTAACAGTTTATGAGCCGGTTCCCCATGAGCAACATACGTAGTGTTACCATCATTTCCCTCTTTGGGCTCCAAATAATGGATCTGAGGGGCATCATCGGGATGCCATCCGGCCGGAGTATTGTCAATTTGTGCACCAATTACGTGGTCAGCCATAATGTGTTCCTCCTTATCGAATTCTGACCGCGCAAAAAGGCGGGCTCGGGTCAGCGGCAGAGCTATCAGACATATCGCAAGCGCTCATTGCTACACCCAAAATGTTTAGTGGATAAGCGGTAACAGCTTCAGCCCCAGAAAACGTATCAGCTACATATTTCTGGATAGTGCCATCCCCCGCGCTTTCGACTTCATCTCCAATAGCAATTGTTTCCCCATCCTTAACACGAAAGTTGAAAATATCGCCAGTTTGGCACATCCAAGCCGGAGCCTGATTCGCGGCAGTGCAAGCGGTATCGACACCATTACCTTGTAAACTATCTTCCTTAGCCACCATAGGAGCCACGATAGACCCGCCAGCAGTAGCGTGCTTTTTGAAATATCCATTGGCATCATATTCCAACAGGTGCCCCGGATAAAACGCTTCATAGGCGTAAGCTTCTTCTTTGTTCGAATTGTGCGAACTAACACCAATTTGTTTACTCGTATAAGTAGTCATTATTTTTCACCTCCCTGATAAATCGGCTCAGGTTCGGCCATTACAACCAAACCATCCATAGGATCAAAAGAGGTCGGTTTTTCACCCTGAGCCATGCCGTAATTCACTTTAATCTGGACCATCTTAGCCAGATTTTTAAGGGTGGCATCGTCCATGTCCATTAGTTCCTTAGTCGTGAACTCGTTTCTGGGATTTTCGATAATCTGATTAACGACTAACTGTTTCCTTGCCTGTTTTTCCTGTTCGTAAGAAACGAACATCTGTTCATACTTTTCCATTCTGATATCCTGTTGGCGGATATACTCTTTCGCTTTTTCAGGCAATTCAAAATCGTTAATGTTAATCGGGGCGGCATTTCCTTCCGGATTTTCTTCCGGTTTCGGTTCCTCTTTTTGCTCAACAGACTGCTCAAATGCTTCCAAGCGTTCCTCCGAAAGCCCTTCAAGATAAGGCTTATCATCTTCGGTGAAAGCGTTCTTATTGCAAGCAATCATTGCAGCAATTCGTTCTTCCTTAGTCATCTTTCCTCCATTATTATTTTCTTTATTTCTGTTAATCCCATTAGCATTAACCCATTCCTGTTTTAACCTCACCTCCTCTTTTTCTGTTTGGTCAGCTAATGAAATTTTATCATCCCTTGTTTTGCTATATCCAAGCCGGAAATAATTAATTTTAGACTCGTTTCCAGTCATATCATATTCGCTGTAAACAAAATCATTATCATATATTTCCTCAACCACATAAAACAAATTTTCCTTATCCCATTTGTCAATTTCATTCTGCAATTCACGGCCTATTTGACCATGGGATAATTCATGTTTTATTATAGCATATTCTTTTATTTTATCCTTGTTTTTTATTGCTTCATTACAGTTAATCCTTGGAGCGCCGCATCCATCTTCCCAACTACAAGCACCTTTCCACCCAGGTAAGGCAGCTAAATGTTCCGGCCTATAATCAAACGCTTTATAATCATATTCTTCTGTATTCCAGACGCCACTTTCTTCTATAGATTCATGATACATCCCAGTTGAAACTTCCAATTTGCCGGCATTTAAATCCGCTAATGTTTCTGGACTTTTCTTGGAAACCATATCTAAATCAATCCACATTTCAGCTATAATTCGAGGAGGATCATTAGCATATTCAGCGTTATAGAGGTTGCCAATTCTGAATTGTTCCACTGCTTCCGGTGAATTTGCCGCTATGGGATTATCGTTTTCATCTTTAGGGTGGCCTACGGTAATGGGGATACCATTCCAAGTCATTACGTGTTTTTGTAATTCCTCAGCGGAATGGTATACCCTTCCTGCACTTCCACAATGCACCCCCTCGGTTAATATAACGACAGGAGCAATAATATAATTTTTTCCTTCGTGCTCCTGCCGTCTTATTGCCGGTGAATTAACCGTTACTTTTAAATTAATTTGTTTATCCACTTTTTCCTCCAAAATTAATCTGGTATTTCTATAACCGGTGCCCATGCACACCCGCAATTGGGATGAACCGGTATCATTCCTCTTGTTTCCTTAATTGGGTATTTCTTTCCATTTCTACCTTCGCATATTTCGCATGATCGAACGCCACCATAAACCCATCTCAATTCTTTAACTCCCAGTTCCTCATATTCAGTTATATTCGCTTCTGAATGCGCTCTAATTATCTCTGTTCTGGCAAGCATTTCCGCCCTACGTTTAGCTGGAATAAAACGACCTAACTTATCAACTAAATTTAAATCATCTCCTAAAACAGACGTTAATTCCCTCGCTAATTGCCTTGGGGATAGGCCATCAGCAATACCTTGAGCCAATATCCGAGTTAATTTGGTTTCCATATCAGCCGTGATTCCCTTAAGTTCCTGGAAAACACGGGTATACAGATTTCCTATTCGTTCTGAATGAACTCTTTTGTTAAATTCCAGGCCTAAATACTGACCACCCCTTGTGATACCTTCAAAGTCAGGGATATCAAATCCCATTTTCCTTAATTCATCCCTGGCTTGCTGGATCCCTTTTTGATATGCCGAATGAACCCAAAAATCAGTCCAATGCTTTGTTATTTCATCTCCAATTTTTGGAATAGCGCCTGTAATTTCTAAAGCTTCAGCAGCTATTTGTTCCTCAATCCATTTGATATATAATTCTATTTTTTCTTCGGAAGTGGTGAATTCAAAAGCTCTTTCCCCTGGAGTTTGAAAAATAGTAGGCCTTGGAGCTAAACCAAATACATCTTCTTCCCATACTGAAGTTCGGATTAACCGAATAAGCTTATCGAACCGCTTCCTCATCTCCCTTGCGAACCGGTTCCGCAATGGCAAAGTCTTTGTCGGATCTGATCCACTGATTACATTGATATGAAGATGATTATGGGCGTGGCTATGCATTAAAATTTACCCCATTTATGCAATATCCAATAAACCGGTCTTAACACAACAAAAAGAACTTTAAAAACAATATCGGCTATTTTTTCTTTCATCAATCTTTCTCCATATGCCGAATTAATATATCAATGCATTCCTTGGCTTTTTTAAGGTCGTCAATCCCGTTTTTTTCTTTATACCGAACAAGATATTTAAGGGCTATTGTTTCAAATGGGCCTAAATCGTAAGCAAAAATGACATCTTCGAGAGAAATTCCACCTTTATTGTAATAAGATGGCTTGGTTTTGTTATCAACTGGGGCATCCTGGCATCTACAGCTTGTATGCTTTATCCTCTCACTAAGATTTTTAATCGCTTCTCTTCCCTGTTTTATCTGTTCTGGAGATAATTTGTTAAAAATAGGGCCACCACCTTTATTTAAAATAAAATCCCACTCCTCTAAATTTTCCTCATTTATCTCATTACAAACTTTTTCCCCGTTGAGATAGGCTATATTGTCTTTCCCCGTTAAATCGGGCATGGATTTTTCATCTTGGATTAAATGAATCTCGCTTTCCACAATTTTGCCCATTCCGCCATCCAAAAAATAAAACCAAGATTCCATAAACCTATTCCAATAAAGGCCAGAAACAATGGCTTCACAAATTTCTCCGTCATATTCATAAAGCCAAACCTCATCACCTAAGTTAAACTCCGGTTTCTGTTTAAACATCCTCATCACCATTCATTTTCCTTTCAATATCATTAACAATATCAAACGCGTCCTTAAAGACAAAATAATTAATAACTTTTTCCCTTAATTCCTCCAAAGATTCTGCCTCAAACCCATGCATAAAATGATATATTGCAAGATTTTTATCCATCAAATATAAAGCAACTTTGTATTTGATATATGGCCTTCTAAACCTATCAACAGAATTACCAAATCGCTCACAGGCAATAAGACCAACAACTTCATTATTAAAACAAAGTTCAAAATTTTTGACTCTTAACTCCTTAAATTCAAATTCACAATTTGGGCAATAATCATCATAAAAATATTGATTCTTTAATGCCTCTACATCATACTTTTTCTCACTCATCGCCATCTCCCTCATCGTTCGGGTTAATTAAATCTAAATCTCCATCCATACTATCCGCGAATTGGGTTTCCTGATCGAATTCAGCCTGGTTTTCTTCGTCCATGGCGTCGAACTCCTCATCAGAATAGCTCATTTCCTCAATAAAAAATGTTCGTCTTGGCCAAATAGTTTCTAATGATTTAACGAAATATTCGGCTACTGTCTGCGTTCTCTTATAAGCCAATTCTGCTTGTTCTAATTCAGTAAGAGCATACACTTCAGGCCAATTAATCTCGTATTCATCTTCACCGACTTTTGGAGAAGGAAGCGCCCCATATTTTATTAATCTGGAAATTAAGTCTCTTAGAATCACATCTGCATGGTCCTGGCGGCGTTCTGACACCCTATCAGCCCAGTTCTTCCTGTCCTCGGTAGACGCTAAACTGCCTACTTCGGAACCGGTTAAAATCCTTTTCGGCAATCCCGTCCCGGATGAAATCAACTCTATCAATACATCTACCTGCCCTTTGGGATCAGCAGTATTAGGGGAAAATTGTTTGATATCGGTAAATCCTTCAAGGGCTATATATCTCTGGAGCTTATGTATGAAATCATCGATCTTTGTTTTTAGCGCGGCCTCATCTGCTATTGTCGAACCGGCCTCTTGTAAAAACCCATATCCAGGAAAGGCTAAACGCCAAAACGCTTCTGCTGATCCACCTACAACTTCGAGCATGGCAACCAGATAGTTAAACACAGCCTCTAATTTAGGGATGCCTTCCACATCACTTTCAAACGGATCTTCGACAATGTGGATCACTCTTGACCAATGGACGGTTGAAGTCGTTTTCGTCGATGCCAAATTAGAAGATGTTATATTGTAAAGTTCGGGTAAGCCGAACCTTTCACTTGACCTGTCCGTTACATAAGATTTAATCGTGGCCGACGCTTCTGAATATGGACGGATATATTTGAGAATAGCATTTTGATTCGGCTCGTTCTGTAATTCCAAATCTGTTCCGTCTCCATCAAAGCCAAGAAAAATAACAGAATAACGGCCAATACCAGCCATTCTATCAGCACGTCTTAGGTAATGCCAAAGTTTAATTTGTTTTGCTAATGTTCTGAATTCGGCTTCAAATTTTGTTTCATCTACATCATCATCCTCGGATATTTCGGGAGGCTCTACCCATGTTGCCGATACCGGAGCATTAATAATCCGCCTGGCAAGTGGATCTCTCCTATACCAAGCGTAATATTGCTGGTATGAAATAGATTCGGGATAGCCTAACGCCCCATAAATGTCTCTATCTGTTCCGTAAGCGTAACCAGCTTGGGATTTAGCTAACTGCTCCCTGGATATCCTGGTGTATGCGGCTAAGAATGGGCGTAATTGCATGTAGGATTCAGTTACTTCGTTTAGCGCTAATTGTTTATCTGTTTCGCTTGACATTAATAAATTTCCTTATTCCTCGCTCACATATTCATCGTTCACAATTACCGTATTCTCCAAAAGCGTCATTAATTGGTTTTGAGTCGTAACATCAATCATATCCGACAAAAAAGTAGAAGCTTCAGGCCCGGTCAAAATAATTCTTTTCTCTTCATCCCCATACCAAAATTGACCTTCGCCACTAATTTCACTGTCAAAAAGATCTCCTAAAACATACATTATTTCCACTTTTAACCCAGACAAAGTATTTAGCAAAAACTCCTTAACTTTTGCTTTATTTTGCCACGGATAAGCATCCCCTCCATTAAAATTCATCATAATCAAATTCCTCCCTTATTTCTACAAATCCCACTTTTTCTTTAACTATTTTTTCTCTTACTATATCCCGAAAAGCCATTACCCTTTTAACGGCTTCCCTTATATCTTTTTCTAATTTCATTTTTTTATTCAATATTAATAAATCTTTTATTTTGCTTTCTCTCATATAGCCCTCGCAATTTTCATAAATGCCAATTTGTTAAATGCCCCACCAGCGGCGTCTACTTGATCCCTATATTTCCCCACTAAATAGTCTTTGTGCTCCTGAATAAATTTAGATACCCAATGGCCGGAGACTAAATAAACGTTTTTATTTTCGACTTGAATTGAATACGGTTCCGCCCTTACTTCCTTTTTCCCTGTCACCTTGTCAGCATGAACAGACAAACCTGCTAAACTGGTGATTGTATTTTGGGCTGATTCTTTACCCCCTGATCCAGGTTCCTGTTCCGTCCATACCTGATATCTGCCAGTTGGGAACAAGTTTTTATCATTCATCGCGGTTTGTTTAATTATGGGCTCTCTTTGTCTGGCTTCCCATTGTCCTCTAACAACGTCTAAAACATAATAAGTATTATCGGCATACCTGACCATTAATACGCCAGCTGTATAAGCTCCACCACCTTCAGTCCCGGCTTTATCCCAATACCGAATAGCCCCTATAATCTGTTTTTCTCTATTAGATGGTAATTGGTTTGCTATTTGGAAATTCTCAGTTTGAAACATCCCGCCTTCTTTGGCTACCGGGTTCTGTTGTAACTGGCTTGCAGTGCCGTAACTACCTAAATCTGCTTTAAGATACCTGATTTCTTCTTTGGGATATCTTTGAGGGACTAATAATTCTCCTATTTTTTTCCTTGGGTCTTTAAAATTAAGTGAAGTTCTACACCTATTATTTCCTTCATATTCCATGGGTAAACATAAATGTTCCCATCCACCAAATTCTTTTGCCAATACATACCCTGATAAATCATTCCCCGCTCCCCTTTGCATACAAATACAGCATGATCCGGTTACGGGCATAAAACGGGTTGAAATTGAATTATCATAAGTTTCATTGCATCTTTTTAGAGCTGTTTGTTCTGGGCGAATAGCTTCTTTCATGTTAATCGGGTCGTCTATCCCGGTAAAATCCGCTCTTTCTCCTGTAGCCATACCATCTAAAGAAGTTGATTGACGGAACCCCGATTTATTATTCTCATACCTAATTTTGCTATTCTGATCTGAAGTTAATTGATATTGATATCCCCATAATTCCCGATACCAATCGGACTCTATTATTCTCCTACATTTAATAGAATCTCTTAATGTTAATTGTTGAGAATAGGTGATAAAAAGAAACCTTAACATGGGCAATCCTAACGGCCCCCATACCCAGGAAGGGAAAATAACATTCAGTATTAATGACTTTGTGCAACCTGGGGGGATATTAATTACTAAACGCCTAATCTGAGGGGGGTTGAATCCAAGGATATATTTTCCTTCATCGTCCTTTTCCATATCATAAATGGGAACAGGAATCATGGCTTCCAAATGATCGGCAATAGCATCTGTATGCCAATTTGGATGATATTTTCTACCAGGTTCGACTATATCAAAAACTAATCTAATGTAATCTCTCAGCGATTTCTCCGAGATCACCTTTTCGATCAGCTTTATAGATGGCACTGGCAAATTTTTCCATAACTCTAAGTTCATCCGGGCTCATATCCTTTAATTGCTGTTCCTCAAAACTGATTTTATAATTATTCGTCTGTTCTGAATTAATATTAATATTTTTGGCATCATTCCATCTTTTCTTATGCCTATTAATTAACCAGAGAAAACAAGCCTTGGTTTCCGGGGGCAATGCCTTTTTGTGAACCGTAATTTTTTTCCCTGGAATTTTTGTTATTTTCCCTTCAGCATCTTCCGCCTTGACCTTAATTTCTTCTATTGTCCGCTCCTCATATTCATATCCTAATGCCCGTTTCAAAAGTGCGGATTCGACGCTCTCAGAATCAAAATTATCCCTACCCCTCTGGACAGCCTCTTTCAGCTCTGGGTATCGAACATACCAACCGTCCAAAGTTTTTATACTAATATCAAATAAGTTAGAAAGCTGTAAATTTGTTAACCCTTGCTGTGCACATGCGTTTTCCGCAATCGTGGGATGAATTTTAGAATCATAAATAGATTCTCTCCCTCGCTTCTCTTTCTTAGGCTTATCTGATTTTGTTTTAGGATATTTCCTTCTAACCATTTTTCCACTCTCTAAAAATTAGCAAAAACCCTATATGTTAGTATTGGTTTAGAGCCGCTATCAATTATTTCAACCACTTACAAACCTCCATTTTATTAATTTAGCCCCTTACAGAGCCTTGTAGCGCGATTAGTAAAATTAGTTAAATTAATCCGGGCCAAAAACGCGCCTCATTAGCTATCATTATAATAGAGCCTGGTTTTCAGGGGAAGGATTAATTTATTAATAAAATTAAGGTATTAATATTAACTATACATTTTTGTTAGTAAAATCAACCAAATAAAAAAATTAATATTTTTCAAAAAAATTAATTAATTTTGCTTGACAGGTGTGATAGTGTGTGATAGATTATTAACTATACACGGTCATTGAAAATAAAAAAACAGCCCCGAAAGAGAAACTGAGTCGGATGGGCAACCGGATACTGGAAGCCGGTGAGACAAACTCAGAGAGGGGATGGGGAGATGATATGATTTCAGAGTAGCTATCAATTAATATTTGATAGCCTCTTTGAAAACATAACAAAAAAAAGAAAGGATTGAAAATGGAATACAGGAAAGCGCAGCCAGTTGTTGAGGGATACTATTGGGCCATTGTTGAGGGGACAAACAATCAATCGCAACCCGAAGTCGTGGCACTATTCAAAGTCCCTTATAAGCTCATTTTTTCCATCAAACGAATCGGATATGATACGCTTTATCCCGTAGCCACTTTGGATATTGCGTGGGGAGATTATATCGGCCCTCACAACTTATAGTTTCAGAGTAGCCGCTCACGGGCGGCCTCTTTGAGATTATAACAATTAAAAAAGGATTAAAAAAATGTTAATTAATATGATAGGAACTTTGGAAAACGGTGTTAAATTTCGGATTATAGATTATGACGATGAGGCCGATACGGCCTGGTGTGTTTACGTCGATGAACTCGACACTGATTTTTTTCTTCAAAACCCGCACGATTTTATCGAAGCGCCTGAATGAAAGGAGTTAATAAAATGAAGGAATCCAAAATTCAAAAAGCGGCCAGAATAGCCAAGGGTATGGGATATACCCATATCTACTCCATAGTTAAATCTGTCTATGTTACAACTTACGTCCATGTCAATGACATTGATCATGTTATCGATCATGGATGGACTCCAGCTCCTAACAGCGGGGCTGCATGGCACGGAAGACTCGGCATTCCGATAAAAGAATTACCCGAAAAGTCGATTTCGCGGCAGGCGGCTTTCAAGCTTGTTAACTAAAGTTTTAACCAGATAGCCCATTTTTTGGGCTATTTATTAAGATTTTATTAACAAAAAAAAGAAAGGATTATAAAATGACCAGAACACAAAAACTACACGAGGCATTAGTAAAAATAGCCGAAAGCCGAAAAGATCAAATCGCTCTCTTAGAATATGTAGGACCTAGGGGAGGCAAAAACGCTAAAAATATTTATGGGTGGACTAAATCATCGGCTAACATCACACGGGCAGGCGGATTGCCAATGATGAAATGGTGGGATGGGAAATATCCAACTCCCGCAACAGCAATCCCCTGCTGCTGCGCAGGGGAAGCACATGAAGCAGAACGAAAAATCTTTGGATAAAGTTTTAACCAAATAGCCCATTTTTTGGGCTATTTATTAAGATTTTATTAACAAAAAAAAGAAAGGATAAAAAATGTTTATCAGATTTTTGGACACAAGATCAAATTCTTGGTTGTGGTTTGAATCAAATACATCAGATATCTCTCTTCTAATGCACTACATTCAAATCAATTTAATTATAAAAGCATTTGGGAATATTTAAAAATGCAAATATTCATACCACATTCCGATTATGAGGAATCCGGGTGGTCGCTTTATCCCGGCCATCCGGGTCATCTCGGTAACCAGTTTTACCGAGAAGGCAAAACAATAATTAAAGGAGGGTGGAAAAATCACCCAGCCTCTAAAATGTGGTGGGGCTATAGGTATTCATTATGTGAATACCTTAAAATACTTTACCATATTTTAAGGGAGCGCGGGATTAACGATTACATTGTTCACTATAACGAAATTTGCGAGATGCAAAAACAATTTGTTAACGCTGGAAAGCCACCATTTATCGGCAATGAAGCGTTTCATGATTCCCACAAATCAAATTTAATTAGGAAAGACAGAGAAAAGGGATGGAATTGGTATCAACAATTTAACTGGCAAGTTCCTGATGACTTGCCATATATTTGGGGTTAATTATGGTACTTTATGAAAATTTGTTGGTTTCACCCGATTCCAACATAATTGACGGCATTTATTCAAGGTTTGTCAATAAAAAGTTGTTTTCTGAATTAACAAAAGTCGTTAAACAAGATCGGCATACCGAAATTTCCATTTTCAATTTTGAATCACCAAGCGGGCAACCCGGTCAAATTCTGATATTCCATGATTATGAATCGGCCGGTATTTGCTTTGGAAGTAGTGGAGAGCCAATATGGGGAGACTGGGATGATTGCAAGAAAACCATCACCGTCGGCGACGAAAACGTCATCTATAACACGAAAGGGGAATTGCTTGCCATAGACCCGTTCTAATCTACCATAATCCGGCCTTTTGTCCTACCAGATTCGGGCATAGGGTTTCCTGTGCCCCTGCCTGATGGGATAAATTTTAACGCAAAAAGAAAGGAGTTAAGAAAATGTCTAATCAGTTTAAAATTGCGAACTATCTTCAAAACATGGGAATGGTCAGGTTCCCATACAACTCCAAGAAATACAAAAAGATCGGCATTCCCGGAAACCATTTCTTCTATTTCGTAAGCGAAAATGCCGTGAAGTTCGGGAAAAACACAAAGACCACAAAGGACGTCACGGCCAAAATATGTGAAAATGCCGCAAAATGGGAAGAGAGGTTATAAAATGAACTATTTAAATCATCCCGAAAGACGAAAAGGAGAGATTTTTCTTGGAAACGATACCGGGGAAACCGGGGAAGGATATTTTAAAAGTCGATGGAGAACTAAAAGATTGGGTAAAACCGCCTACAAGAATAACGGTAACCCAGTTTCTTTTTTAAAGCCATTTTTTGCCAAGGCGTCTGAAATGAAAGGCTATGATTACATTGACAAAGCACTTCAAAAGGCTATTCAAATTGCCCTGTCTGAAATTAATGAACAAAAATGATTAACTACTACGATTATAAAAACATGATCTATTCAACGGCTTGGAAAGTGACCAGATGTTTTCCATCCATCGAATACGATGAGGCTTTGGGACAGGCAAATTTAGCCTTTGTTGAGGCTAAACAAACCTACAATCCCAAAAAAGGAGAATTTTCGACTCACTATTTCCAAGTTTGCCGCCGTGTTGTCTGGAAGCATTTTTCATCACAATGCAAAAAAATAATTTCAACAGAATTTGATGAAGAAATCCATTCTCCTTCCAAGACTTCCCCCTTATTTTTTCTGAAAGAAGAGACTTTAGAGATATTAAAAATTATCTTCGAAAGCCCTGCGGAGATTCTGGGTATGGACAAGAGGAGGAGAAACAGATACTTTTATAAAATTTTAGGGAAAGCCAAGGCCGAAAAGGCCTTCGCAGAAATTAGGGAGGTGTTAAGGTGAAAAAAGAATTTGAATTTCTCAAACCAAAAGAAGGAAAAAAGTGTGAAATAAAATTCATTGATCCTCCCGGCAATCAATGGATACCGGTCGATTACAGAGGAACCGTTATGAAAAGATATTTTTTCTACTGGTTTGATGGAAAAGTCTCCATCAACAGCGGCATTAGCCCAGAAGATGCTTTCACACGTATGGGATATGGCGCTGGGGCCATCAGAGCATTGGATTTTTACGAACAATCTGAAACCCAAAACTATACATGGGATAAAGAAAAACACGATTGGATTAAAAAATGAAACGTAAACTGGCACCGGACGGAAGGAGAATACCACTTAATAAATATATCTGGTGCCCGAAATATAAATTTTGGTGTCATGTTTATCTGACTGTTACAAAGCCGGATAGATATGACGGCTGTAAAAAATGCAAGGAATGGGTAAAGGCCATTCC